GGCATGATGGCGTTCGCAGTAGGCTCTTGAGCAGGGAGTTCGGCCTGCTTGATGGGCAGGGCGTTCATGGTAGGCTCTGGAGCCCGTGCCGGCTGCGGCGTCTCAGGCTGCTTGGGCATGATGACGTTCGCAGTAGGCTCTTGTTGAGGCATATTAGCCGCTTTTACCGCCTCTGGAGTATTTTCCGGCTTAATCTCCGATATCGGCTTAACCGCCTGCGCAGGAGGAGCTCCAGGTGCATTTTCAAGTAGTTTGGGTAGCCCATCCTTAAAACTTTTCCATTCATCAGGCGATATCGTGTTATCTCTGAGATATACCCCCATAGCATTATTGATCTGTGTAAGGGCATATTCCCAAAATGCCTGTATAGCTCTATCCTTATCTTGAGGAGTCGCTTTCTTATTCTCAATCGCCCTATCCCATCCACGCTTGTAAACTTCAGCTTGCACGGCAAGGTTTTCAAATATACTTTTCGTTTCTGGATATTCCCCAGGCATTGCCGCATAGGATGCAAATGTTTCTGCTCCAGGATATTTTTTTTGCCAATCTTTAAGCGGTATATCACTGAAGAAGCCTTTAATTTGCGACGGGAATGGATTTCCCCATTTTTTTAAGGCCGCATCAACATCTTTTACGCCTTCTGTTTTTTTCCATTCATTTTGAGCAAGATATCGATAAATACCAGGAAGATCATTCACGGTTGTTTTCCCAGTAAATAGGCTACTCAATATGCCGGAATTACGCAAAGCCAGTTTATCGGCATCAGGCAAGGTTTTGAAATAATCAATAATCGCCATTGCAGCATCAGCATTGTCGTTAATCGTATTCGGGCCTTCCCCGTTTATCCCTTTATCGGTTCCACCGAATACATCTTTCGTCAGGGCTGTTTTAAGTACACCCTCCGCTACACCGACTGCGCCTGCATTTTTCGAAGTGTCACCAGCCTTCGGAGTGTATATCGATTTCAAAGTATCGCCAATTTGATCCTGATATCGCTTTGTCGCCTTGTCTCCAACAAGCGCCCCAAGAATCCCATTGAGCGTATTCATCACCGCTTCTTTTGCGGGGAGCACCGCCGATCCAGCATTGGCAATTTCAGTTCTAATTTGTTGCAAGCTCGCCTGCAAACGCTGTTCTGCGGAATCAGTGCTTTTAGGATTCTCCAATACCGCTTTTACCGTCTGGAATTGCCCTTTACTATATGCGGTAACTATATCATTTGCCGCAGTATAGTTGACGCCAAATGCCATGCGAACGGCTTCCGTCAGATTCGCAACTGATCCGCCAGCGACTTGGGTTTTGAGAATGTTCATTGTCTCATTAAAGATTTCCTGTGTCAGTCCACCTTCACGAGCTCTTTGAACAGCGAGATATCCTTCGTCGTTGACATTCCCATATTTTTTATACTCAGCCCAATTCCCTGTTTGATTATTCTGAAAATTATTGGCAGCGGCCCTTTCGAGTACACGCCTCGTCGCCTGGTATCGGATCACATCGTATTCCGAATCCAGAGTGGCTTGGGTGAATTGCTGATTCATTTGCTCATATCGGCGAGCTCCTAGTTCGCCTTGCCAAAGTGGAGAGCCCCTGCCTAAAAGAGCAACAAAATTCTGCGTTCTTGATATCTCGTCGAATCCTTTAACCACGCCGCGCGATAAGCCTTCTTCGAAAATGCGCAACGTTGCACGCAGGTATTCTTGATATTGCGCTTGTTCGAGCCCCTGTGCCTTTGTTCCGCCCAGCGTATAGGCCAGTGCATTATTGCCAAGACGATACCGCTGTGCCAACGCTTCAGCTTGCATGAGCATTTCACGATCAGCACCGGTTCCTTTTTCAAACGCAAAGACTCGTTCTGCTGCACCATAGACATTCTGCGCACGTGTTCCAGCTTTTGCGAGACTGGCGATAAGGCTCATGCCTTCTTCGGCAGAATATCCGAATTTATTCGCTGCATTTGCCGCACGGTTGAAACTCTCAAGGAATGCCGCACTATTGCTCTTGTATTCCCCTGTAAGATTTCCCAACAGCGCCGTTAGATTCATCGCCTGCGGCGCCATCTTCTCCCATTGTTCAGAGAGCTTGTTTGCCGCCACCCCAAGTCCAACGAATGCCGCACCAACACCAAGGGCGGCCATGGCGCCCCCGCTCAAACCAAGCATCTCTGCAAGGCCTTGGCCGCCTTTCGCTACCCCTCCCGCCATATTCAATGCAGCACCTGCTGCATCTCCAGCCCCCGCAGACGAAATAACAGAAGGAGCCTTGCTTATTACTTTCGTAGCGGTTTCAATAATGCGCATCGGCGCTGGTTCTGCTTTTTGCGGTGTGCTTGCAGGTTTTGCGGCTGTTTCCGCTTCCCCTATACCGAGAACCTTGGCATATTTTTCCATTGCCGATGCGTAATTAAGCGCAGCCTGGTCATTTCCTGCGACGGTTGCTCTTTGTATGGCATTTGCGAGCGAAGAATAGGCGCGTTCGGCGGCATTTGCATTTGCAATCGTGTCGCCGACTTCGAGACGCATCCTTAATCCAACATCTTGTAAACTCATGTTTCGAAGGACCTCTTTATGGCTTCCGCCTCTTCTGGGCTATAACCAAGCGCCATTATCTCATCAATCTCAAACTTTGGCTTCGATGCACGCTCTCTCCACGCCCGTCTGATAGCCTCTTCGTCGTACATTACCCAATAATTAAACAGTACCCGTATTTGCTCATCGTGAAGGCTTTTTGCTCGCGGGTCTGTTGGCAATACCCGAAAATGCTCCATCATCCACAGGCGCATGAGTATCGCTTGATTGAGATTCTCCAGCGATTTTGCCTGTAGAAGATTGTCGAATTTTATCGCGTATGTTTTGGCGAAAGGAATCAAACTGGCTATAAAGATCAGCGATCAGATCTTCGTCGGGGCAGTCCTCCCATGTCCACCCCTGCTTGCCATTTTTCGCTTCCCGCCACCAATCTGGCCCATCAAGAACCACCACATCAAGCGTCGAATAAATTTCGTTGTTGTAGAAAGCTGTAAAATCAAACGCATTTGCGGGAACACCGCCTCGGCGCATCGCTTTAAGCTGATCAATTTTGAGGCGGTCATTCCCCAGAGGAAATTTTACCTTGAATTCCCCGCGCGAAGTATTGATGATCTTGGTGATAGCTTTCCCTGCCAACAGAAGCGCAAACAAGTCGGCATCATCCGCCTGTGCGTCGGCCGTACCAACCTGCTCACGCTTAGGAACATCTTCGATTGTGAAGTCATTCATGTGCTATTCCTTATATCTCATTCCGCGACTCTTTCGAGCGCCCAGAGTTGCACATTTCCACGTGCGTACGCATTCCCCTGGATGCTCATTCCAGCTGACGCAACGACCGCACCAGAGAATTGCGCTAGAACCGTATCTTCTTTTGCATTGTAAAAATCTACATATGCAAACTTCGCACCATCTTCCAATGCAGTCGCACGGGTCGGAGTGAGCTCATGTATTTCATATTCATAACTATTCACGGGAGTATCATAGGATTCCATTTTCCCCTTCGCGGGAATAAATGATCCAATCGTGATTTCGCATGAGTAATCCCCTGGATCAATCGAGACGGGGCCTAGATGTCCAATCACATTTGCCTTTTGCAGCTGGAAATTTTCCGTATAGGACACATCGGAAGCCAATCCAATAACTATCTCTGGTGATTCGGTATCAATACCAACGCGCATGAGCACGTTCGAGCCAGCCGCAACAATTTGTTTAGTAATATTGTTCGTCATGCTTTACCTCCTAGATAGCAACGGATTCAAGCGAACCATAATAGTGCTGATTCGCGGTGATGAAGAAGAAGTTCTGTGGAGCGGTCAAGTTGGTGTGATACTCGATATATGTTGCGCTCCCCACCTGTTTAACCACCAAACCCCATGCCTTGCGCTTCTGATCATCCATGACGATGAGCCCCTGATTAAACCATGCATTGACTTTCGCCCAGAAAATAGACGAGATGGTGCCAGTAGCGCCAGTTACACCTGGCTTTCCAACCTGTGTAGCCACCGCATCACGCAGATCGCGCGCCATGAAATTCGCTTCGCGCTTCATCGAACGCTCGCAGCGCTGGAGCTCATTCCCTTGGTAGGTGGTGACGGCACGGATCGTTGCCAGCCTGTTATCCTGGCTCTTGGCACCCGCGATAACGCCAGACTGAATAAGCTTCACCAAGTCACTTTTCTTCAGGTCTACTTCCCATGCAAGTACGTCAACGCTTTTGTTTGTAAGCGGATTGTTGACCGCAAGCGCGACTTCTTGCCCGATCAATTTTGCGGCGTACATTGCTGGTGAATAAGTGACTACCTTGGTTGGATTCAGCACATCATAATGCTTAAATCCAGGATACGCCAACGAGCCAGTATCGGTTGCGAGATTCTTCGCCCTCGTGCACGCCTCATCTACCGTTTCGCCCGCTGCGCCACCGACAAGGAACATCCTCTCTTTTCTGCCTTCAACGCTCGACATGAGAATGCAGTGATTGCGGATGAGCATGTGTACCGCCTCATCAGTCGATGGGGTTCCTACAATGCTCACCTCTTCGGTTTCAAGCTTTTCAAGGCTTGCGCTGTATTCGGTAACCGTGCATGCACCATGAGTGGCACCAGAGAAATAAATCCAGTCCGAATCATTGTCCGGCACATCTCTTGTTGCAGCACCACTGTAATACGTCGCGGTATCAACATATGGAACCGTGTTGAGCGCATCGATGAGAGCCTGAAGGTTGCTGTAGGCGGTATAGGCCGCTGTCTTGATATCGGCGCTGGTAACGCTGTCGAGATTATCCGAGCGTTCGGACAGGTTCGGAGTGAGCGCCACACAAGTATACTTCGGGTTATCGTTGATATAATTCACGATATCACCGATTGTATCGAAGCTCGCAAAATCAACAGACAGGTTCTCACCCGTTGCCCCTGTTACGGTTGTCGTCAGCGCAGTTTTGCTGATTGACATAGTGCAGGCAGAGCCAGTTCCGATATACTGAATCTGGAATGACTTGCGGATGATATTATCGATTGATCCTTCGTTACCCGCAAAGCTGTAGGCTATCTTCTTCGATCCCGACTGCGTGCCAGCCGTGATTTTCATTTTGAGCTGATTTGCGTGCAATCCATAATCCCAGCTCTTGATAGTTACCATTGGATTTGCGCCTTTGTTGAGTATCCTCTGTGATTGCGTACCAGGATTTACGCGCATTGCCCCGATATACTGCGGGATAAAATCTCCTCCAGGCGAAAACGCATGAAGCACGGCTTCAAGCAGTGGCCCGCCGCGGAGCTTATCGATAGCTTCCGAAGGGCTGAAAAAGAAGTAAAGCGTATTTGGCTTCCCGCCGTCCGACTCACCAATGAATACCGCACGGTTTGCCGATGTTCCGCCGCCCTCCCCGTTTACATAATTGATCCTGCTATACGAACCAGGAATGTAATGCTCGGTTCTTTGTCCAGCCGATTCAAATGCAACACTTGAAACTCCCATTCCTTACCTCCTAAGCCTTCCGACTTATGATCTCTTTTGTGATAGAATCCCATTCGGATTCAGTTTTGAGCTTTCCCCCGAACATTGAAAGGAACAAGCCGTTGAGATTGTTAGGATAATCTCTTTTCCCAAGATACCTTCGAATATCCATTACCTGCGGCGTTGTCTCTTCCAGGGGAACTGCATCTTGCAGAATTTCATCATTGTCCTGTTTAGCCATTTACTACCTCCGCCCATACGGTTTTATTCAACTCTATCAATTCCGAGTCGAATACCGTCTGTTCGATCAAATAATCAGCATCAAAGCTGATCTGCCCACCATAGAGATTTTGCCCAAAATCAAAATTATAGTTTCCGCTTCGTTGTCCCCTTATTGTATCACCAAATATGGTGATTTCGTAAGTGCTCTGCATAGCCTTTCCCATGGGACCATGAAGAAATAATTCAATCATTGAATATATTTCATTTTTCGCCTGAATATTTTCAGCCCAAATTTCTATACTCACATGGTCGCGTAGCTGGCCGACACTCTCAATGCCATATAATACATTCGCACTTGCAAGATATTCCTGTATCCACGCAATAGCACCAGACGAAATTTGATATCCGCCCTTTTCAATGTCTGCAATATCATCTTTTGTGATAGATACAAGCGATGCATTATTCAGTGCTGCAAACTCTGGAACCTTTTCATCAGATGCGGAGACAATGGTAATCGATGGGAAAAGGCTTCGCATATCGCGCCGCGAATTCTGATCCATGAGCGCCGCGAAGGGGTGCTCAAGCCCGATATGCACCTGTCCAAGTACAGGATATAGTTCATTGAATCTCGCTGCGCTGAAATACTTCTTGAGCTCTTCGAGCAATACATCCTCTATTGATAACCCCTTATTCATAACGATAAGCATTACTGAACCCCCAAATCAGCTTTTAGTGCTGATTGTATGATCTCATCAAGGATGTCCCTCGTGTTGTCAGCTACACGCTGCGTTATATGCATGGCTGGCATTGCTGGCTTAATCCACGATCCTTCCGGCGATTCGGCTGATATCACGCGAAATGTAAAATATGCCGAGCTCTTTTTATTCGGTGTATCTGTTCCCATTGCCGAAAGCCCTTCAATATTGCCACCAATGCCCTTTAACCGAGACCCCCAATACTCGGCTCCATTCTCGCCTTCATACTCAGCCCGTTGTATCTGCTCGCCCCAGAAGTTAGGCTCTGTATGGGTTTGGGGAGTCACCATTGTTCGCACAAACTCGCCACTCTTGATCATGACGCGAAGCATAGAATAAATTTCTTCTGGGATGATGTTTCGAAAATGCCCTCCAGCTCTTGGTGTACCCCACCTGAATGGCACAATCAAATAAGGAACCCAGCGCGGATTTTTCTTCGTGCCATGGTTCGCCACTCTTCCCTTGGTGCCATAAGGGTGCGTTGTTTTCATATCGAGCTCGCTTGTTCCATCTTCGAGGAATTTTGCTATTTGCGATTCGCTATAAATCGTATAATCAAACGGACCCGATTGTTTGACCTTGATCGAACGTGCATATCCCCCTGTAGGATGCTGTATTCTATAGGGTGATCCAGGTATTGGCTCTCCGTTCGCGTATCCCTTCCATGTCGCTTGCAACACCCTTGAAGCTGTCTTAAATGCTTCTTTTGTTGCAGGCATGCTGCCAGCGCCAATCAGTTTCAGGCGCGCCTGCAAGATGGCAAGTAAATCATTTTCCGGAGTAATTGATACCTTAATCATATCAACTTCCTCCCCGCATAGGTCTGCAAAAGTTTCAATGCAACGCGCCTGGGGAACTGCTGATTTTCGCTTGACCGAATATTTGGAAATTCACGAATCACTCGATAGGTGGGACAATAGCGATACATAACAAAAATCGGAGCTCCGACAGGAGGCATATCGCCGAACCACTTTATTTTGTTTGTACCCCATAGGTCGAAATTGATACCAGGATAATATTTCACCGCATTGTATTCGATATAATCAATACTCTGAATGTAATATTCAGGAATCGTGTCAAATTCATCCGGCAATCGCTCAATAATTCGCTTTCCCACCTGGCTATCGGCGAGTATGGTAATAATGTCACCCTCGCCTACTGCGGCCCAATGCGGGAATGTCATCGAGGCATCGCCCCCGACCGATTCAAGAAATTTCCAATCTGGTTCGCGCTGCTGTTGACCCACTACCGCAAACAGATACGGTTCAATATATTGCACTCCTGTTGCTAGTATGGAGTCTGTGCTATCCGGAATGACAAATCCATCCACCATCGAGTCCACGAAAATCATATTACGGCGATAAGAGACAGGTATATACTGAATAGCTTTCGTGACATTCGTAATGCCTGTGCAGGAAAGAATATCTACCGCAGTATTATTCTCATTTGCTACACCCTTATAACCAGATACAAACAAATTCGCGCGAAAGCAACCGTTGCCATCATAAGATAGTGAAACAGAATCAAGCGTTTTTATGAGGGATCGCTCAATAATAACTTGCAGCTTTTCTCCCTTGTCAGGTACTCTGAGGCCTTCTATTTTGCAATAATGTCCATATTGCGCTGCAACCTTATATTCCAAGCCCATGTAATCATAAATTCCAAGGATTTTAGCATTCTCATAGGGAATTCCGATAGAACCATCGAAATAAGCGATGGACAATGTTTCTTCTGCCGTTTTTTGCGTCTCGTATATCCAACCATCCCCTCCACATCGCGGGCAATTCATATCGGGTCTTCCGTTCGTCATCACACAAGTGCACTTTTTTGCATGTCGCCAACGAACCCATTGCCCATGTCGTTCAATGAGCCCATCGTAGTTTTCCCGATTGAACGATAGGCGAATTGGAGCATTTTTCTGAAGCCCGTAGCCTCTCATGATAGTCTACACTCCTCATAAAAAATCGGTCTCTTATCATTCCCTATTTGCACGATTGGAAACCCTCTTCTTGTGAAACCCGCGACCTCCCCTGCTTCACCATTGATAAGTTTTACTTCGGAGCCTTTTTCAATTTTCGCCATAGCGCGCTTTCGCCTATTCAGCATCTTCACGCTTTTGTCGGTCTTCGTATTATATTCATCCTGATATTGTTCCATCATATCAGGATGTTTTCGAATCAGCTGTAAATACCATGCCGCCTCATAATCCATTTCGATATCGATTTCTTTTGTGTCTCTGTCCCATTGATAATTCTTATACTTTGCGCTGATTCGCTTGGCAAGCACTTCATCGAATGCGGCAAACTTTTCTATCAGTGGTTTGATTTGATAGGTTTCAATGTCTCGATCTAATTGATCGAAATATCCAGTATTTTCTTTTATTTCCTTGGTATCATCAAGCTCAAATAAGCTATTTTTCTTTCCTATATCGGCTTGTTCTGGGCTAATCCAGTATGTAACTATTCTTCCGTCAGCACGTACAATTTTTTTTGGTATCAATTTCCCATAGTCTTTCGTGGCGGTCATATGCTGCCCATTACCATGATCCCAAACTTTGAACGATTCTCTTTGAGATAATTCTCTATATCTTTCAAATAAACCTGAATGCGCGCTCCAAAATAGGCGTTTGTCGCGCTTTGCGTGGAGCTGAAGGACTCTGAGAGGCCATCCATCGAAAGCGAAGAGGAAGAAAATCCTGCAATCAAGCCATCGCCAATGATATTGAGTAGTTTGCAGGCTGCTACCTTCCCGATAATATCCCGTAGGTCATCCGGCACTTCGGCGGCGTTTTCGAATCCAACAGTATAGTCCACCTTATAACCATGAGGATAATCCCCCGCCATCCAGGATGCTCCCAAGGTCAGCGCAGATGGAATGATGCGGAACGCATTATCGCTTCCTGCTTTTGGATAGAATGAAAGCACCCCTTTACGATGGTCAATTCTGATCCAAGGAAGCAAATTGATTATCTTTTGGTCCGCAATGCCATAGAGCTCAAATCGCTCGACGGAGATCACCGGCCTCTTGCGCAGCACCACCCTGCCCGAACGATTCCATTTGTCATGCCGATAAGTATATGGGTCTTCTGCCTCATCATAGTCAATACCCTTTTTCAGTGTATCGCTTGGCTGGCAGACAATTTTCTTTTTTGGTATCGTGATTTTCAATGCGCGTGCCATTTCATTGACGGCGCTGTCGATTTTATATTTAACTTGCGCATCAGTAAATAAATCGCCATTCGATGCCCTAAACTCAATTCCCCAAAGATAGGTGTACCGCAGATCATCGGTCGTCAGCACATCCCCGAAACGCCCTTCAGGAACGCTATAATTCCCAAACGTCCATCCTACTCGACTAATGCCAACCTTTACCCAATCAGAATAGACGTAATCCGTAAAATTGCCATTGGCATAGCCTGCTGCACGGTATTGATAAATTCCGTCAGCTACGTCGTAATCGGTAAACCTTGGCGAGCTTAAAAGCTGCGCCCCATTATTGGAAAAAGAAGCGCCGTCCCAAACTAACCATTCTCCCGCTTCTCGTTTACGTTCAATACGGTAGGTGGGCCAAGTTAACACCTCCGTTGACGAAGTCAAAGCCAAGATAATATCTTTATTGGCGGGGACGGCGCTCAATTCCATTTAAAACACCTCATACCCAGGGACTTGCGCAAAATATTCAATTTCCTCTTCACTTACATCCGATGCAACACCTTCGCTATCGAATACCACCGGTTTCCCGGATATTCCGAATACGACTTGCCCTTTGCGGTCTGGATTCTTAATCTTCGTAGGGGGAATATCGGGCTTTTCAATCACATCCCCCTCTTCAGATATTGCCTTTTTAGGCCGTGCCATGTTCTACCCCCTTAGAGCGGCTCAACGGAACTTGAAGATACAAGATTATCCGTTGTAGAAATGGCCGTTACAGGGCCTTTGGTAAGTACATTCGTAGTATCGGGGTGTGTTGCTGATAGGTGTGCAGCGTATTTTGTCGCGAGCTCTTCAGTGCGCGCAATCTCCAAATTCAGCTTCGCCGTAATTGCAGCGCTCTGGGCGTTGTAGTCCGCCTTTAATTCGTTCAAGAGCGTAATTGCGTCCGCGAGCTGATCGGCCAACTTTCTCAGCGCCGGGCAATTGCGTTCTAGGTCAATTTTCTTTGCCATTGCATTACTCCTAGTACATCAGGGCGCTTTCGCGCCCCGATATAAATAAAATCACCACTCAATACCAACCAAGGCTGGTATATCCGACATTCTTCACCACACCATGGTACCAGGGCACTTTCACGTCAGGCGTTCCGAACAGCACGATCAGGAACGGCGTTACAGCGCTCTTGGTAGGATACAAGTCAAACTTCATAAGCGGCAGGAACTGATCCCACTGGATTGACGGCTCAACAGGGTCAATCGACAGATACAGGATTTCGCCAGTGCCCGGCAGGTCTGCGTTCTGATCGAGATAAACCGTTGTAGAACTACCAGAATCCGCAATCCGCACCATCTCGCGAGTATCACTACCATCGACAGCATCTTTCTTGCTGCGGCAAATGATATAACCAGTCCCCTTGATTGATCCCGGAGTAATGGTAATCTTTACTTCCTTGCCGCCTGTAACTGCCACTGATGCCGCTGTTGCTGGATCTGAAATGCCATACTCATTGATTGCGTGTACCGTGTAGAAATAGGTTCCCGCATCATCCGTTACAAAGCCGGGGCTGCCACCACTTGATAGGTTCTGCGCTGTGAGCGCGAATGTGGGCGCAGAGGGTCTCTTGGTAACATCGCCATTCGCAACGACATTGCCTTTCAAATGGAACATCTTGTCAGGGCCAGCTTCCTTGCCGGAAATCTTGATTGGATTCGAAAATGGAGTCGGATACTCTTCGATGACCATTGCACCAGCGCGGTCAGCCGGATTCAGCCGCAATCTGTCTCTTGCAAGCACCTGGAAATCCTGAGCAATCATAGAAGGCATGAAGGCATGAGAAAGGTCGCCGCCGTTATCGTGCACCATGCGCGCCATTTCCGTAATCGAATCCTCACCACCCGCGTCAGTGATCTTTTTGCCGCGCAGGTCAACAAGGTTACGACGTGAAGTGCTCGCAAGAATCTGTTTGATAACAGAATCAAACTGCACTGGCACCGCAGCGGAATCGCCATGGAACATTGCATATTCAGCGCCCTTGAGGATAGTAAGGGTTCCTGCCAGCTTCTCAGATGCAATCGCATCCTCGAGCGTTTTCGCAACCTGCATCTGGAGCGTAACCTCCCTGTAGGTCTGCAAAAACTTCATCGGTTTTACGACGCGCTCAATGGACTGATCCGTTGCCCCAGATTCGCCGCCCTCGGCTGCAAAAATGTTTTTGTAGTCTCCGGCATCGTTTCTGCGGGTATACTCATGGATCGTTGACATTACTTTTTGCGTCTTGAGAAGATTCATGAGCTTGAAATCCTGCTTCTTTGCATCAAGAGCGGTCACAAGAGAATTCTCAATATCCTGGGGGATCAGTGCACGCCCACCAGTCATATTCGCAGAATCGGTTCCTGCACCAGCGCTGAGTGCTTTAAGAAGGGCACCCTCGGAAACCGATCCAAATCCAGTTTCACCAACAGCAGTCGGTTCAAAAAGGTTCATTTGCATTACCTCCGTTACAGTGATTTCAGCATCCGCATATCCGCGTCACTGATAGGCAGCCCTTTATTGAGCCGCTCTTCCATTACTCCCATTTCAAGCAGGGATATTTTCCCCTGCTGAACTGCTTCTCTTGCTTTTGCCATGATTTCGTCGCGCGTCATGCTTACATGCTCGCCATTGGCACCATTAAAGAAGCGCTCTTGGCGATTCAAAACCGCCTTGCGCGGGGACGGCTCTTCGGAGAGTGATTTCAGGAAAAGCCCAGTCGCGTGAACTGAGCTTCCAATCGCCTTTTGCAGCGATTCAACTCGACTGATCCTTGCAGAGAGCTCACCAATCCGATCTGAAATAGACTTGGTAAGGTCTCGCAAGAATGGAGTAACCTCAAGAAGGTCTCCATCCTCAACTTCAATTTCCTCATAGATCGACTTCTTGAGAGGCTTGGTGTTGCATTTTTCCATGTACTCTTCATCCTCTCCCACACCCTCTTCCGACTCGAAGGGAACAGTTTTTTTCTTCTTTTTCAGCTGATCCTCTTCGCCCTCCTGTGCTTCATCTCCAGCATCTTCATCGTTTACAGGGGGGAATTCTTCATCGAATGAAGGCTGGGCCTCTTCCATCTCCTCATCTTCCGCCTTTGCTTTTTTCCCTTTGAGCCTTTTTTCGAGAGTATCAAGAGATTTCTGAAAGGCTTCCAGCAGCTTATTGTCTGCCATTTTGCTTACCTCCGTTTCCATGTGCTTGTCGTTCAAAATAGAACGCAATATTTTTTCAGCCTCAGCAGCGCTGTATCCTCGATTCATTAAAAACTCTTTTGCCTCATCGACGTCTTGTAGTTCTCCAGCAGCAAGAGCCATGACAACCGCTATTTTGTGCGGTTTGTCCTTTTTCTCATCACCTTCCAAATCTTGTGCAACCATCGCCTGGCCGCCCGTCATTCCCGCAGAGTTTGTTGCAAAGCCGGATGTCAGTGACTTCACGAACGCCGCACCAGAAAGCGCAATCGGCTCAAGCGTCTGATTGACGGGCTTGAAGGTGATTGCCAGCTCGTCCCACAATACCTTGGTGACCTTTTCTACAATCCGCCCTAATTTTTGATCCCATTCTGATACAACTTGTGGCCGGCGCCCGCCTACCGATGTTTTGAGCCTTGTCGAGCCATCTTTTAGCTTTTTAACAATGTCTTGCACGAGCGGGTTTGATTTATACAGCTTTGCTTTTACAAATGTTCCCTTCCCTACTTTATAGACGTCAATAGGCTCGCCAATGATATATTTCTCCGGAGTCCAATGCGGGTCTTCGGGATCAGCCCGTAAATGACGATGATCATAGCTGATAACGCCATTCTTGAGGAAATAGTCTTTAGAATCCAAGAGCGCTCTCTGTAAAACAATTTGACCATCGTAATCTAGGTTTTCGTTGGATGCTTCACATTCGATGATATAATTCCCATTATCATCGGTTTCGATAGATTTTGAGAGTCGTAATTGTAGATATATTCTATCCTCGTACATATTCCCCCATGCATAAAAAAGGCCGAATACCCCTTTTGTGGGATATCCGGCCCTCGTCTCCACTCGGCGCTCTATGTCTCTATTTCATATTTCCTATTATATTGCATTAAAATCTTAAATGCAAGTGTTCATACAACTTGCCGATCAATCAGAAAAACGCTCATGATTCAAAATTGCCCGCATCCGATCTGGATGCATCCCTCGTTGAGCCTCGATATAAGGTCTCCATTTCCTTATTGCCGCCCATGCCTCCTCATTCTCATCCTCCCATGCTGCATTCTCGTTGCCGTGATAATAATTATATACCCGAATTGCGTATTCTGGAATCTTGGTTTCAAGCAATTCCTTTCTTCGGGCATCTTGTTTAGCTTGTGCTTCTCTTTCGGCTTCTCGCTTCTTTACCTTGATATCCTCAAGTTTATCTTTGGGAATCGACGCAATAATCTCTGATGCAAAAGGAGCCATCGCCCCTGGGCGCGTAGCCTGTGCTCTGCCATGAATTGTAACGTCGCGCCACGATAACTCTACTCCGTCTGCCTCATATTTATAGATTGGGTCGCCATCCATATCACCTGTCTGCGTAACGGTGACGGGCACATTGCCGCGTGGAATCTGCTTACGGAGCTTATCCGCCTCAGCGCGCATTTTGTCAAGCAGTAATTTTTCTTGTGCTGCCTCTTCTCCGCGTTTACCTCCCCGTTCTATTGCTTGTTTTAAGTTATTCTCCAGTGTGGCCATTTCATACCTCTTAACAAGTGCCTGTAAATCTGGACGTGAATCTATTTTTAATGTTGGGACAACCATTGCCCCATTCACTTTTTCAGGCTTGAATCGAACTACCTTCACGCCTCCATAATAATCCGGTACTCCGCCTTTAAGAGTCTTTCCATCGAGGGGGTTCCCTGGCGCTGATACCTGATAGGTAATGCCTTCAGCCAATAGCTTCCTATCTTCTTCACTATTCTGAGAAGACGGCTTCGCAGTAGTAGCTTGATTGCTATCAATCCCTCCCTCTTCACCTTGAGTGTCTTTTTTAACCTCAACAACGAGCTTCGGCTTATCGGAATTTATCTTTTCTTCCAATTCCGATGTTTCAAATATATCCGGCTGCACTACCGAGGGCTTTTCATGCTGCGCCTCTTCCGGCAATACCCAAACTGTCGTCTGATATACCTTGCCATCGCGCGTAACCAGCATTTTCTTAGGTATAAGGCGTGGCGTTTTTTTCGCTTTCTCAAGAGACTCCATAAGGATATAGCTAATCATTCAAGCGTCCTCCTGCCGCGTAATAGAGCCATATATGCAGCTTGCGCTTTTGCATCGCCCCTAGCGGCGCGCACCCGTAAACGTTCGATATTACTTTGATGCTCTGGGAAAATCTCATCCTTTTTGTAGTGTATTTCCTCAGCGGATTCCATACCCTGTTTTTTGAGAGACCGGATTCTCGCAATAACTTTCAACAATTCATTTTGCGCATTCATGCAGCCACCCCTTTTACTTCCAGCCCTTTATTATACCGCTCTTGTCGTACATTCGCAATTCTTGATGCAAGTCCAGTATCATCCAAGATACCAGGGTCCTCTTCAAATATGCTTCCAAGCGCTTTTTTCCTCTGAATCCTATCCCACTTCGCCTGTTCATGCGGAGTCTTTGTCACTAGGTCAAAATAATCAATTTCACTATGGGCCTGGCCTGGCCTATCTATTCTACCCTCTCTCTGCTGTTTTACCCATGCAGTCTGTGGGAGATCGTAATTCACCAAATACGCGGCATTTTGTAAATTCAGCCCCGTTGCCCCAGCATCTGAACAAATTATTACGTCATACACTCTATCTTTCGGATTGGGCGGGTTGAATCCAACCTTCACCTCTTCTTTTTGGGCACCATTCATCGAGCCTTGAATAACGCCCACTCGCACGCCTTTCTTTTCTAGCGATTGCCGAAGCATTGCAAGCGTGGCGAGGTTATGCGTAAAGATCACCCCAGGCTTCCTGTCTCCAGCATGTGCGTTTGTCTTTGGGTTGTCGGCCTGATATACATTGGAGCTCACAATATCCATCAATCTCTGAACCTTCGCATTCTTGTCCCCGTCAAATTGATTCACCACGCGGTTCAGCGCCTCTTCTTTGATCACACCTGCCGATTCCTGCAAACGCTTGGCAATATCCTCATGCTTCTCTTCAGGAACGTTCCTGAAAGAATTCGGCGATAAATATTTCATGGCCTCTACATCAACACGGCCTTCCTTCGAAGCCTTGGACGCTTGCTTGAACATCTGGAGCACCTTGTCATATTCGCTTTTCTGCTCAGGCGTCAGATCGATTTCCTCTTTATGGTCATTGCGCACGGTTCCTGTAACTGTTTTGCTGGCATAATTATAACGATCAATAAGACGCTGCAAAGAACGCTGCGAAAATTCAGGGTCTACCCCATATTTTTTCATAAATTCGTCTCGATTATTGAACTTCTTGGGATCGACTTTGTGTAGCATATCATAGGCTTCCGAAATATCATTCTTTACCGGCGTCGCCGATTGATTCATAAAATATTCAACGTTTTGATTCAGCGCATCTACGACGTTTGCGAGTGTCGCATCTTCTTTACCTTTCCGATTCATAGTATAGTGCGATTCGTCCACTGTCAGCATGTCAAATGATATCCCCTCTTTTTTCATGGCATCGCCCAGTGTTTTTACACGCTCGTCCGGTCTCATGGCATTGAATTTTGCTTTCATTGCATTGTCATCAAGCCCATTGTTCCTTGCCATGATATGTATGAGATCATCCCGCAAGCTTTGATGCGTCATAACTACCATATCGAGATTTCCGTCTTTTAATGCCTGTATGCGTTCTTCTCTCGATAGCCCAGGATCGGATTTCACACGATATTTCCCTGGCTTGCAGAATACATTGACCTCATTCCCAAATTGCGCTTGTACAACCGATGGAACCGCAAATATGGCTCGTTTCGCTTTTCCTTTATCTTTGAGTGTCGTAAAGCTCGCTATGGAAATGATTGTTTTCCCCTTTCCGGTACCAAAGGTAAGATTCATGCGCTTGGCAACCTCGAACATTTTGATTGCGCGTTGCCGCTCTCCCTTGGTATTCATACTTGCAACTGCATATTTTTGCCCGCGTCTTTGATTGACGGCAATCTGTGGCACGATGGAGGCAAGCTGCTGCTCAGCTCGTTGGCCAATGGAGATTTTCTCGCTCCCATCATTCTGCTTTAACTCTTCACCGCCAAACATTTCAAGCTGTGCTGCGTCTTCTTTCCGCTTTTGCTCCAAATATTCAATAGCCTTTTCTTTCCACGAACCAGCTGCAAATTTACCGCGTTCACGATTCGCAACCGTTGCTCCCGCACTTGCAAGCTCTGCCTGAACTTTATCAATAAAAGAATCGCGCACATCCTTATGGAGCATGCCCAGCACATGATCTTTCCAGTTCCGGATTTTCTCAACTTTAGTATGTAAATGTTTTTTTGTAACACGCCCATAATTCTTGACAAACTTCTCTATAAATTCGCCTTTCGCAATATCAAGCACGGCAGCATGTGCACGCTCGACATCGCCATGCATGCGCACATATTCACCCCATGGGCTTTTCTCTTTCCGTTCCGCTCCGGCCTCGAATTGTACCTCGGTATAACCCGACATGAATTTCAAATAATGATCGCGCATCTGGGTTTCGTACAGTTCAGTCAGTTTTTCCGGCAATTCCTTTTCGAGCTTTTCAGCCTCGCGGCTCGCTGCATCCGCATCAATAACAAGATCAGGATCACGTAAATCATCAATCTGTTGAAAAAGTTCTTCCGCACCATCGACATTCCCTCTGTATGTTTCCCATTGCCCTGGTACAACTTTCGTTAATGGCGGAATATCCTTTTCTCCGAACATATCTTCGAAGGAATGATTTTCAATTAAATCATTACGAATGAGCTCTAATGCAATATTCTTATCTCCAGCACACTTCCCCCTGAGAAACTGCATCCACGCGCCCTGTCGCGATATCGCTTCTCCGCCTATATTTTGCATATCCTGCGTGGCGGTTTGCTCGGCCATAGAACCCTTGTAGATATTCTTCTCCCAATACCGACGCAAATCAGCCTGATCCTCTGGTGTCAAATCTTCAACAGCCTTGAAAACAAATCTGCCTTCAGGCATTTCACCAAGCGTCCGGTGCACTGCCTCTTCGGTCTTCGCGATTTCGTCGGCATTATCGGCCAATGACTGATTTTCGATACTATCGGCTGCATATTCGGCATCTGGCCCAGGGTCGGTAAAGCTGTCCGTCTCTCTGCGCACCAAACCAGGCGGCATCCAACCGTCCTCGTCCTCAAGCCCCGCTTTGATCTGGGAAACCCTGTTTTCGATAGCAATATCCTCTTTGCTTTTGGTAGGAAGTAATTTTTGCGGCGTATGTATTGTGGCGATTTTGCTGCCATTTATCGTATCAATATCGTAATCATCTTTTGCTAAACCAAGCGCGCGCATCCGGATAATGGCATCCTCGTTGGAAATCTGACCAAGCGATACTTCGATGGAATCCTTATCAGTTTTGCGTTTCAGTTCCAGCACCATCGCCGCACTCGCTTCAAGATTCCCCAACGCCTGCCCTGCGATCCTGTTTGCCGCGTCCAAGTATTCAAGTCGTGTCTCGTTAAGTTCAGCGACCATTGCCAAATCAGTAGGATTCGCATCAATTTCAGCCTGGAGGCTTTCTGCGCGAGCGATAAGCTCTTTCGCTCGCTCCGTTGCATCTTTTGCAATCGCTTCATTGATCTCTTTATGATACTTCTCCATTCCCACAGAGAAATCCTCATATTCCTCTTTCGAAAGATCGCGTCGAGCCATCATTGCAAGCAATTTCGCACTTGCTCCCACACCGAGAATATCAACTACATCGCGGTCCAACCCCTCATTCTTCAATGCAGCAAGTGCAATCGAGTTCAGGCCAGCATAATTGCCGTTGGCAATCCATTTGCCTGATCCACCAGTATTATTTTTAATCGTCTCCAAGAGCGAGGAATGTATTTCAGCTTGGCGCTCAATCGCCATCGCTTCCGCTTCGCTTTCGAGCTCGGCATCAAGCGCCTCTGAAAAGTCCAGCGATACGCCCCTGCCATACACAATATCTTCGGCACTCTCGTCGGCATCATCGACCGTTCCATCAAGGTTTATTTCCGTCGCCTTCTCTTTATTGCCTTCAATATTGTCAAGAGTTTGCTTCATTTCTAGGTATTTTTTGAGCAATTCGGCTTTGGTGTCAATTTCCGAGATCGGCTTTATATCTGGGTCCTCCGGCTCATAAAATGTCGATTTCGCATCTGCAATCGCCCTGCTCGTTCCAACCCCCGCGGCTATCATGGCTGCAGCGCCAGGATTCTCCATTGCAATTTCCTGAAGCCGGTCCTGGAACATTTTTTCTTTTTCTTCTGCAAGCTCTTCTTGGGTTAGTCCGTGTTCACTAGCGCTTTCTCGATATTCTTTTTGAAATCCCAGGCCTTTATTTTTATTTTCTGTTTTAATCTCTTCTTCAGCATGTGCTTGTTGTTGTATCATGGATTCAATCTGTTCGCGTAAGGATGGGTCAAAAATCATCTCTCGCCTGATATTCCTTATTACTTCTCTTGCATGCGAGAGCAAGTTCTTTCTTTGAGCTTTCTTCGCCCGTTCTATCGCCTTGCCCGCAACCATTAAAGCTTTACGCGCATTTTTTATTTCCGCTTCGTCTCCCTTTTCCTCGGCATCAGCCAGCCGTGCTTGCAATTCTGCAATGATATGTTCTTTTTCCTCGTCGTAGTCTCTCTTTATTTCCCAGCCCATTTTATTGGCAACGTGCTGGATAAATTCTTCTTGCACTTGCTCTGCTTGCTTTTTTTTCTCCTCTTCAAGCCTTCTCGCGAGCTCTTTTTCAGCTTTCTTTTGCTCTTTGTATGCTTTGCGCTCTTCGTGAGTCATTTCCTCTAACCGCTTTTGCTCTGCGAGCCTCTCTTCCATGCGCTCGCGCTTTTTGGCTTCTTTACGGCGTTCAAATTCCTCGGCATATTCCTCTTTTGATTTAATCTTATTTAGCTTTAATCCATTGAGCTTGCCACCAGCCCCAGCAATGACATGCGCAGTGCCGTTCCCTGTATCCTGTATAAGTATGGGCTGCCCCTCTGATTCATCGCCATTCGGGTGGACAGTGATCCATCGCGCCCCAGCTGGAATTTTTGAAACTTTTGCTTTGCGAAGATAGGCGTTTACCACTTGAAGCGATTTTCGCATCGCAAGATATTCATGCGCAGTGAGCTCAATATAGTGCGAGACCTCTACATCAAGCGTTCCAGATTTTTCGAGTTTTCTCAATGCATCGTCGTCATAGCTGTATGATTGAATTTTGAAAAACATTCTCGCCTCCGCTATCAGTCATCCAATAATCTAAAGGACTTCAAGAGCTCTTCATTCTCTGCAAAAAACCGCTCTACCAATGGAAGTATCTTAGACTTGTAAGTCTCTTCTTGTACATAAATTGACTTGTTTTTATCAAAAAGCAAATTCAACTTGCCATTTTTCAGCATATAATATTCCTCAAGAGCTCGCGCAAAACATTCGCAAGTACGATTGATATAGATCGATGTTTGCGGTCGCATCATTTTCTCTCGGAATGTGCGCGCAATCTGCCCAGGCAGCGAAGACCAGTTATCAGATGCAAATTGGTACCTTCCCGTCTGCAATGCAAGATAGTGATCCATGAAGTGCGCCCACTCGTGTGCAAGCGTCATTCCGCCTAAATCCCTGCCAGCCTTAAACGTAACTCCAATAGCATGATAATTGGGTATAAAGATTCCAGATGCGTTACGAGCATGCATGAGCACCTGCCCAGAATGGCTGATTTTCAGTCCGAATTTCCGCGCCATTGATGCACGATTGCCAAATACGGCATAGACATCATCAAGCGCTTTCCGAATATCGTCAATTTCTTTCTGAGTAATCGCGTCGCCATTCTGTCGTTTTACCAACACCCCATATTGATCAAGCAAATCGGGCTTCGTTCCTTTATCTCCATAGGCAGTCTCCCTCCCCTTCGAAAATACAGAATAGTTCTCTTCCAACTGAATATTCATATCGTCGAGCTTTTGTTTCAAGTCTTTGATCGCATCAGTAACGGGCTTAAAGCGTTCATTCCCGCGAAGATTCAAGAATGTTTCAGCTAATAGGATATTTCTTGTTGTTACGCGCTTATCGCTGATAACGGTAAGGCGAGGCATTTTGAGCCTACTAGCATATTCTTTGAATTCTTTTATTTTCTCCTCATACCATTGTCTATGCAATGCCTTTGCTCGTTTCAAGTAATAATCTTGGGTGGCCGCAAGGACATCAAGGTTGACTACCGCATATCCATTACTGGTATTTATGGCATAGGAATTATCATCCAGTTTTATTGCCTCTACTCGATATTGTTGGACCCTAAAAGCATAATCCTGAATTTCTGGTATCCATGAAGGACGCTTTTTATCAAGAATATTTTTTTCAGTCACCAGGCTAATCCTTGAAGGAATAACATCCCGATAATCAAGGCCGGTTTTACCTTTTATTAGTTCCACCACCTTCGGCGTAAATTCATATTCCGGCATTGACGCCTGGCCGAAATTTACCCCCATAAGCGATGCAGTAATTGCGGCGCGATTTTCAGGCCCCGCGCTGCTTATGAGCCTATGGATCGCTTCGGCTGCTTCGACAGGAAAAATCTCATCAATCGACTCAAGTGGCGCATGCTCCCCATTTTCCAAATCAACAACGCCATCAGAGACTTTGAGAATCTTGGAAGTTTTATATCCGTTTTCGCTTTTGTATCGAATTGCAGTACCCGCTGTAAGATTCTTTACGATATTTGTTATTCCCGATTGACTATAATCATCATCAGTAAAAAGCTCCCCCTGCTGTTTGTTTTCTTCATCTTGCCGAACCCATACGCGCATTGAAAACACAGATCCGCCCCTGTGTACCGTCTGCTGAATAGGCACAAGTCCAGGCGTTATTTTTGCCTTTTCAAAGTGATCTCCCGTCATCGCTTTTACAACATATTTTTGCCCTTTGACAAACTTATCCTTTTCAGCAATTTCGATATGGTATTTTTTTGCGGCACGCATAATCCTGTTCCAGATAGCGCGGCGCTGATCGGGATCATACTTGCTATAATTGCGCGGCATTGAGAAATATGCCATAGCTGCCAGTACATGCTCCTCTGTATCGAGCGGATATTTGTAATTATTCGGATCGGCGTATTCTTTTTTCTCTTCAGGATAGCCTTTTGGGGGAGTTTTGTGAGAATATTCTGTATCTCCGGCTTCGGGAAGCGCCTTTCTCGTTCTATTCGCCTGCTCGGTTAGATTATAGCTTTCAATAGCATCTTTTCTTCCTGGCATCATAACAGCGCCATTTGGTGTAATAATCCAATCTGGACCTCCATCCTCATTATAGAACTTGAGTAATGCCCACCAATCTGGATTATCATAGGCACCAGCCGTATCAACAATATCCCTGGGAGCAAATGCCTGCCGAACTTCACGCTCAAAAGTATCAAATGAGACCTCATCTTCATCTGTTGCGGCGCTTATATCATTGTATATTGTTTCAATCAGGTCTCTGTCTTCCTGATTCAGCTCGTCTTTTTTATATAATTCCCAAATCCCATGCAATTTTTCGATAAACCGATTCATGTCTTCGCTGTGCTCGTTAAAAAAATCGGCAACGGTGGCATGCGCCGAAGGTTTTGCCAGCCACACACTTCCACCATTCCCCGCATAGGACTTTGCTGTATCAATATTCGTGCTGAACAGAGTGGGCCATTCATCATTCCCATACTCTTTCCCTGGCCTTCTCCCGTGCACATACATTCCATCCGGCAAAGGCACTTCTCCATCCAACAGTTTCTCAGCAAATTCTTTACTCTTAAAATTGTTTTTTGTCTTTACTGGCTTATTATCTTTATCTGGACGCACCCATTTCTCGGCTCTATATACCTTCCCCATGCGAGTGACCAGAATGGGCTTTTTCACTAATTTTGCACGATTGATCGCTTTGCTGATAAAGCCGCGCTTCTCTTTTGCATGTTGCATGTCAGCATGATCTACGATATACTTATCTGATATGGAGGACTTAGCAATGGATTCTCCCGACTTTGATTCATTGAGATTTTTCGAGCTTGACGATACACCATTTGCGAGAGACCCAAAATCTTGGAACCTCTTTAGAGTTCGCTCTGAAAGCCAGCTTGAACCGTGCGACTCCAAAATATTTGCTGACATTTTCCAGAATGGCAGAGAAATATCCAAGAAGGAAGCGCTCAAATTGGCCGCATCCCGATGGCCCGAAGAAACCTCCCAGGCGAATTGATAGATTCTTTTCTGCGCCAGGATCGCATAATGATATGGCGCAGGCGGTGGTGGTGGCGGAATCTGCCCTTCCGCTTCCCGTGTTATTTCATAGAATAGGTGTCCATATTTTTCTTTCGCTTCAATCATTGCCTTCGTATTCAGCTGTATTTCTGAAATCATCCCGTTTGGCAGTTTGACATTGATATTTACTCCCCGATACCCCGCCAGTGTCGGTGTCGCATAGTAATTCTTTATTCTGATTACGCGAGGGTCTTTCATGAAATAGTCAAGCGCCTTACCAATCCCCTCCAGATTATCAAACACAAGGGTGTGCCCATCGATATCATAGATCATGCTGGCATCGGTCGCGCCATCTTCGGCCATTTTTTCTTTGACCCGTTCACGATTTTTTAGAGTGGGCCTCGACAATAATTCGCTTGCTCCGAGCTCGTCCTTGAGCTTCTCCATCACCGCGCGAAAATCGCCCCGAACCGCTTCGGCCATCTTATAAAGCTCATCAATATCACCCGTCGGCTGTACCATATCCTTTCTGGGACAATCCTTTTTATTGTTAGGGTCAAACAGCCGCTTAACCACATCATTTTCTGGAGCATTATTCCTCTCGTTTTTCGGATATTCCCCAGTGAGGATTTTCATATTCGTTGGCTTTGGCTCATCGATTCCTGGGCGCACCCATCTATGCTGCTGAAATGTTTTGCCGTCGCGCGTAATTGTGACAGGTTTTTTTACAAGTCTGCTCGTGTCAAGCGCCTTCACTACCAGCATCAACCACCCCCAGCTTTTCAGAATCCCGCATCAGGATCGAAAAGCGAATAATCATGCTCTACACCATATTTGTCTGTCCATTGGTGATCGGATGTATAGAGCAACTGCCCAGAATGATAGTACGCCGCAGCGAGGATGGTTCGAAATTCATCACCATGCCAAGCGCGCGTCTTCATTACAATGTCGTCGCTTTTACCCATGAACCACGCATCAGGAATTCCACCATATTTCTTGAGTGCATCTTTCATCGCCCACCAGTATACCCCGAATGTTTTGTATACTTCCGGCTTTTGCACCAGTATTGGCGCAAGTGCTTCGGCGGTATGCTGCACATAACTTTCACCACCTGGGATTTTTAACTCTTTGACGAGAGAATCAACGAAAATGTCATCATAATACATGGCGAACTCCTTTTATGCGCGTTCGTGAACCTTTATATCGTATCACTAAACGGTATCCATTGAAAGATTTAGCCATCTCCGCGTTTTGTTTTTCTCTAAAATATAGTTCAGCCCAATCATTGGGGCGCAAGTCTTTAGCAAATTCATATTTTTGTGCATATTTCAATAAAACTGGAATTGTTCTGGATGCTCGCCAATCCAGGTATCCTGCTCTTTCTTTTTCAGTCACAAAATCATCAAGCCTGACCCATTCGCCATTTGCATTTTTAACAGCCTGCTCTATCAATGGCTTTTCTTTACTGTGATCATATACCTCTTTTGCCGTCTTCTTCAGCTCTTCTCCCATGGCATCGAGATATACCGGATTATCAAGAATGTTTGCCGCCGTATCATCCATATTATCCACGTCTTTCATGCTTGATAATATAGTCTCTTGATCCTCTTTCTTATAAGGATTCAAAAGACTGCCATACAACTCATTGCCGCGTACAATACCTTTAAGCGAATTGGAATAACTTTCTGTAACAAAATATGGAACGCGCGCTGAATCTGAATATTGACTCTTGCTGGGCAAAGTGTAGAACAAAGTATCAAAATTCTGTTCTTTGAATTCTTTATCCTGTTTGATGAATTCATTTATATTTCCAAGGCTTTGAAACTTAGCAATATCTGTTTCACTTGGCCGTGCAAAATGATTTCTATGCATCTCCTCGCCCGATGCATAATATCTTCTTGATGCATCTTCTGAATCTAGTTTAATACTTGCGGTGTCTGGACCGTCTATGCCCTGGAGTAACTGCTGTAATTGAAGCGTATTTGTTTTGTGATCAATCCCGACAACCTTAAATGCGCCACCAAGCCGTTTGAAGGTAAGCATATCGCCCATCCGATACACAGTTTTGGTGTCTTTTTGGTACACAAAATCAGGTGCATCATCGTCAAGCAAATCCAAATGCTTGAATTCTGGATTCGAGCGCAGCGTGTCCTCTATTTCTCGGAGTTTGCGCATACGATTCTGGAAAGCTATAGACCCTTTGTCTCCATTGAATGTTCGAACTGCATAGCGAAGTGTTGAATAAGCACCAAGTAAAGAGTGCACCTTTTCCAGATTCGCCTTTTGAAGTGCTTCCGTTTTCTGCTTCTGGATTTCTTCCCGCTTCTGCCTTACTGCCTCCTCTCCACCAAATTCTTGTGTCAATGCCAATAAGAGCTCGTCAGCGTCGATATAAGAGCCGTCATTCGGATTAAAGAAAATATTCGATTTTGTCTTCAATAACTGATCTATCCAATTCGCTTTGCCCTGCACGAGTGCAATCGAATAGCTATCGATAGTTCCTGCTGCCATATAGGTATGCAGCGCGACTTTATCCTGCTTATTTCCCTGTCGGTCCACGCGCCCGTTCCGCTGTGTAAAATCAGAGGGACGGAAAGGAATATCCAAATGATGCAAAGCAGCCGAATTTTTCTGGAGATTCACGCCCTCGCCCAATGTCTGTGTCGTACCAATAATAACCTTGTATTTCCCGCTATTATATCCGTCAATCGCCTGAGAAACCTCTCGTTCGAGCGCTTGATCTGATTGCATTGTGCCTGATTTTGTCAGGCCATTCACAATGACAATTTCTGAATCGGTGAATCCCTGCGCAATTAGCCGCTGTTTGATTTTCTCATGCATATTGAAACTGCCATCTCCCGACAGCACGCGGTCGCAGAATATTACTTGCCCCCCGCCTGTGCTCTTATAGCTTTCGTAGGCGTTTTGCGCAAGCGTTTCTAGCTTTGGATTTACCCAGCCCTTGTATTTGTGCGGATTATAAAGCTCAAGATCAAGCGAGGCGGTTCGAAGCTTGGCATAGAATGTAAGGAAGTTTTGACCAGGGAACGATTTTTCGCGTTGCTCTGAATCCATGTTTCGGTAGTTCTCTACTTCTTTTGCCAATCCCTTAATAACGTCCGCTTGTTGCTCTTCTTTCGGCAGTATGTGTGGCACATTATTGGCGCTTGGCTTTTTGAGGCCGATCGCATCAGGATCGTTTTGTAGGTCGGTATATTTGAAGAAAATATTCTGAAGCGCCTGCAAATTGCGGAAGCCTTTCAGGATTTTGCCTTCTTTCACCTCTCCCGACGCCCACTCATATTTCGGGCCGACGGTGATATCAGCAAAATTGGAGATAAAATCATCGATAGTCTTCAATCCGAGTCGCTTTAGCTCTTCGGGTGCAATATGCATGAGCATGTTATAGTATTCGAGCGGTGAATTCGTGAGTGGCGTTGCTGTCAGCATGAACACATTCTTTCCGTCTTTTTGTTTCTGCAAGTACATGCTCTTTTTGAACAGCGACATTGCCCTGTCTGATCTTCGCCCATCATTCATTCCTACTTCGCGCGATAGGCTGGACACAAAAAGATTTTTATAATTATGAGCTTCGTCCACCACCAACGCATCAGCGCCAAAGTCCTCGAATGTGATTGTCTTGTTCTTTTTGCCACCATGGAGTGAGCTCCTTGCTTTCTCTTTGGCAATTTCCTTTTTCCTTGCGCTCATTTTGGCGGTTTCAACCACCTGATCCTGAACAAATTCTTCGGTCAATTCATCATCATGCTCAGGGCTGAGCTGAATTTCACTTGCAGCCGATTCTGGCAGGATAATCACGTCGCTGTCACTGTTTGCGATATCTTGGTACATGGCATAGCGCTTAACCTGGTCGCCATATCCTTTTGTCTCAGGATCGACCGCCCGCACCTTTAATTTCGGCATCGCTTTACCAAACGCCTTCACCCAGTCTTTGACTTTATTATTGGGAACCTGAATCATGACGCGGCGCGCCTTACCTTCTTGTCGCAGAATGCCAACCAAGCCTATTGCGGCGAGTGTTTTCCCGAATCCTGTCCCTAACGCCGAGATGCCTTTTCCTTGCCGATACAGGTGGTGGATCGTCTGCCATTGGTGCTTGCCGAGCGTAATGTTCGGATTCCAACCGTCAATCTTAACTTCATAGGTTTTCGTAGGAGCGGCAATATAGTTATTGAATGTTTTATTGTAAAGCAATTCTATTTGATCTCGGACATTTTCGTGGTTTGCAACCCACTGAAGGAAGTTGTCCAGCGTCTTTCTATTGTACGCTTCCGTATCATTGTATTTCGAGCGCTGCTTTTGATTATTCAAGAAGTAGATAACGGGGTCTGCGAGCTCTAACCATGACCCTTCAGGTGTAACCTCTGTTTCTCCGGTTTCTCTGTTATAATTGTAATAGTTTCTTTCTGCAATAGCCCCCCATTTCCCAGTCTCTTTATTCCGCGCTACCTGTTTAATTTCACGCCCATATATGCCGCGATTAAGTGTGTTCAGCCCATCTTCTGCATGTATCCAGTCATTGATAATACTTTCCGGTATCCAGGAGGACTGTGGACTGAATTGCGCATCTTCGATTGGCGTCCATTTAATCGCCTTCTGTATTTCTTGAATACCATACTCCCATTTTTTGCGTTCCTTCTCCCACTTCTCATCAGGGTGGCTATCAATGGCATCTTTGAGGGCTTGTATCTTCTCCCATACCTCCCCTGAGATAAAATCTTCGCGCAATTCGTAAGAGCCTTCCGGTGTAAGGAATACATCTTTGTGCTCCATCATTTGCGTAATCAGTGATTCCGCTTCATTCGGAAAATAATGGCGGACATTATCAACCGTTGCCTCCACCATGTTTTTCTGTAGCGTCAGCAATGCGTCAATAACCGGATCATTCCCGTTGAAGACTTCGATATTTTTTTCGTAGATATTCGGCTTTGTGAGGACGTCAGCATCAATATTCAAGAGCCCCTCGTATACCCCCGCAACCGCTGCATGTTCACGGAGCACTCTTCGAATGTCCTTATCTTCAGCCGGAGTGGTGTTATATTTCTTCTCATATTCTTGTATCAGCGAGCGTGCGTTCATTTGCAGCTCATCAACCGGTTTGCCTGCCTGCATGTTTTCGCGTATGGTTTGTACAATACTGGCAATCGCAGTGACTTTCTGCATCTTCTCGGCAGCGATTTCACTCGCGGAGGGTACAAGCTCCCATCTGTGATTCTCATTCAGTCGGTACAATCTTCCATTCTCGCTCTTCGTCATGCCGACGGTTAATGTTTTTGCGGCGATAGCATCTGCTTCGCTTTCCGTCACCCGCATAATGCGTGGCACTTCCGTTGGTACTTCGCCTGCATCACTTTCTTGCATAGCAATATTTGCAAGCCGAGACGCATCATCGGTTGTTTTTTCGGGCTCGATCTTTATATCTTTGACAAGCTCATCCAGCACTTCGGGCGTGAGATCGCCCTGTACAACATCGCTTCCCCAGTTTCCCTTACCTTCTAGCACATCGCCAATAACGTTTTGCTCATATGTCCCATTCACCCATGCATCATGCCAAAATCCCGATTTCTGCATTTCCTCATCCGAAATGGCCGCAAGCTGTTTTGCGATTGCGTCTGGATATTTTCGGAAAAGCAAAATAATTGGCTGCACGGCTGTTTGTGTGTGCTTGAATGACTTATTGGGCAGCTTCACCGCTCCCATGAATTGCGCTTGACGAATTATCTGAGCTCTCCAGTCGCGTGAGAGATTATTCTCAAGTACACCAGGATGCACAATCATTGCCAATACGCCGCCCTGTGCAAGGTTATCGATTGACCGCGAAACGAAATACCGATCCAGGCTCTTTTCCTCTGGCATATCAATAAAACTCGTCTCAACGGATCGATCCCCAAATGGCGCATTGCCAATCACATATTCGAATTTATCTTGATTGTATAGGTTGAATACTTCATAGCTTGTTGGTTTTATTGCCACGTCCGGCTGAAGAATGGCCGCCACCGCAGCCGATCGCGCATCTAGTTCAACGCCCGTGCATTTTACCTCTTTCGGCGCCACATCAAAGAATACCCCCGTTCCACATGAGGGCTCCAACACTTTATCTTCAGGCTGAATCTTGCGAATCTTGTTCATAATCTGCCACATGGCGCGCGCGAGTGGCGGAGATGTGTAAAAATCATAGAGCACGCCGCGCTCGTCTGCCTGAATACCACCAAAACCAGAATATCGGCGTATTTTCTCTTTATCTTCTTCGGTGATAGTGTCCCTTCGCTTGGTCACCAGGTCGGCCACTTCCGCATTGATCTTTTCTCGTTCCTTGACACCGAGATGCTTGCCGTTCGAGCTCCATGAACCATAATCTCGGAATTGAGTGTCTTTTATTGGCTTTGCCAGTGGTACTATAGAGCTCGTTTCGCGCGCAGTCTGCCGTTCCTGTTCTTTATCCTTGATATCCCCTGCCTCTGGCTGCTCGGTTTCATCCTCATCTTGAAACAAATCGGGTTGCACCATGGAATAAGATTCTTTTTTTATCTCGGAAGGTAGAACCCATACGCGCTTTTGGAATATCGTTCCATCGTCATTGCGCACAGTAATGATTTTCGGCACCAAGCGCGGACTACGCCGTGCTTTCTCAATCTGTGCTTTCGCGTTTTGTAGTATTTTGCGCATAAACAACATCGTGCACCTTCCTAGCTATTGTATAGCTCGTTGATTCTTTCTATATATCCTGGCGTTGCGTCGGTAGGATTCTTAATTCCCTTCTCCGCAAATTCAGCCTTTGCTTTATCCACAGCATCAGCCCACTTGTTTTGTCGCCCCCTCAACTTTGCCATAGCTGCATCAAAGCTCAGCCCTTTATTTTTTTTATTCGATGATGGAGGCTCCCATCGTGCCCATGAACCGCGACAAAAAGGATGCTGGGGGCCTGCGGCAACCCATGAGTCGCTCGTCTTGTGTCCCACCCGTGTTTTCCCTTCCCATATTGCAATCTTCGCATAGGGATCATCGATTTTCTCATCATTCAATGGCACATCGGACCACAGCGCGACAATTCCGTTTATCCTGCGACAGTGCGGGCAGGTTACTTTGTCTCTTACTTCAATTCGCTGAAAATAGACTTTTCCCCCTTGTTCGGCCTGGCTACGTTCACCGAGTAGGAAAGCGCTGTCCAGATTATCCGCTGTTTCGTATTCAACTATGCGCGTCCAGTCTCGATTTAGGCTTCCTAGCGAATCGAAAAGGCTTTGTGCGACTTCCGATTTTGTTTTTTTATCTTTTACACCATTTATAAGCGCCTGCCGGATCGTTGAGCGTGCTCTGTCATCGATTGCGCGTACATACTGCGCAGCGCTCTCTTGTGCAATCTGTATGCGACCAAGCTCATAATCACTCAGATCGAAGATCTTCTTCAAGTTCTTGATATCATCAGTCACCCAGTCAAAACTTCGATTCTTATACTTGACATCTTTTAGTCCGAGCTTGCTCACTGCTTCCCATGTATTGTACTTCAGCATACGATTCAGTATTCGGCCAGCGGCCACGGCGTCAAGAACAATCTTCTCGCCTGCTTTGCTCAACTTGCTGTTAAGATATCGTTCAATCGCAGAGAGGAACGCCTCCCATTGCCGTTTTGTGATAGGCAACCCAGTTTCTGGAGAATACAGAATCTTGCCCTTCCATATCAGCCAATCATCCTCAAGCGCTTTCGAAAAGGTAGTTACCATTGGTAAATCGAGAACGGCACATATTTTTTTGTAAAGTGTGTCCATAATATCCGCAAAGTATTTCGTCCACTTTTCAACTAGCTCATCATGGAGCTTATATGGCGAACGCTCGGCCTTTTCGTCGTCGTCCTTGCGCTTGACCGTAATAGGAATATCGAGCGCCTTTGCAAGTGCCCGTGTTGCAGCGAGATATTTTTGTCGTTTATTCCCTTCGCTTATATCGCGAACGGAAAGCTGGATGTTTCTCATCAAACACCTACATTACATATCTGCCCAACCTTGCCAGGTAGGATTTCCAATTCTTTCCTTCAGGGGCAGTAAGATAGTCGAGAATGATATGGTCCGGATTACCATTTGCTTTATTCTTATCCGCCCATGCAGAGGCATCCTCTTTCAACCGCTTAACTATATCCTCATGCTCCGCAATGTTGTCTGCAAATCTATCCGGCGGCACAATATCAAAAAAATCACGCACGCTCATTTTTCTAATACCGTCACCACCAACCGAGGTGGACTCAGTAGAGCTCTCGCGAGCTGATTGGTTCTTCTTATTCATGGCCGCAACATATTCCTTTACGACCTCATCCGACCTTCCCACTTTATCATTCTCATATGCCCATTTCGCTGCGGCAAGCCGGAACTTGTCGATATCATCATATTTTCTGCTTCCAGCGTAATTCGACATACGGGCGCTATCCATATCCAAGATATCGCGTACTGTCTCATCAGTATTCTTTGGTGGCCCTATCGTCTTCCTTCCTTCAAAAGTCGTGTCCTCAAAGGGCAACTTCTTGCCATTAGCATCTAAGTGCCTCGCATCCGTTTTTTGCGTCCGCACACCGCCTTCTTTTCTTGTATACTTTTCAATCCGATATGGGCCAAACGAAATGCTATCTATATTCGGCGTGTTTTCCAGCTCTTCCATTGCATCGAGTATCTTTGTGGCGTCTGTTTCACTCACATCCATTCCGTGCACATCACTTGCGTCAAGTTTGTCATTTTCATCACTGTAATCATATCCAATCTTCATTGGCTTGTCGTTTATGTAAACACGAAAAGACTGCATTATAAAATCTTTTGCGTGTTTAGGTTTAGCATCTCCCGCATTCGTATCTTTGCTATAAGCCTTTTCGTAGAATGATTTATCCGCCAAAATATCATTTTCGACCTTTTCTTGCTCTTCTTTTGCGGTTGAACTGTATTGTGGAAAATTGATTTTAGCAAAGGCATAATGCGTATCACCGGCAATACGCAATTTATAATCCGGCTCTCCAAATCGCACAAGTTCCGCATTACCGCGCCCTACCTGCCTCAGCAAATCTTTATATTCAGCGTCGGTAATAACTTCTTTGTTTTCCGAATTGATTATCTTTTTCTGCGCCGGATCAAAAACATATTGAATTTTAGCCGACTTCCGTTCGCCAGGAATCTGGATCATGATTTTTTTATTAGGCATTTTTTTCGGGAATTCATCCAAATATTGCAAAAAATCTCTTATATTGCTACCATATCTTTTGCTATAATTATCAACTTCAATTTTCTGTCTCAGCTTTCTCCCGCGTTCACTCTTTGGACCACCAGGTAACGTAAACAATTCCCCATTTATTTTTGTTAATCCAGCCTCTCGCAATTCCTCATTATCAGCTTCTTGCCTGGGCTGCTTTGCGCCTGTTTCTTTTGCTGTCGTAGTATGGACAGACTCATTGCTATAAGGATCACCATCAAATAAGTCACCTTGTGCAATCGTTATTTTTTGACTGTTCGCCTCTTCTGGCAAAACCCATGCCCAGCGCTGATACGGCTTCGTTTCCCCATGAACGGTAATCAATTTGCGCACAAGTTTCGGATTGTGCCTGGCTTTGAGAAATGCAACGTCAAGCGCACCAAGTTGCACAAATAGCCGTGGTATAGCTCGGAATATTATTTTACTCATACACATCTCCTACACGATGATCTGGATCGTGTCATCATCATCTATTGCTTTCCCTACCCTCTCTTTAGGCTGGGCTTTCTCTTGACCAATGGAATCAAAGACGCTGTGCGCATGAACTTCCGCTTCTTGACCCTTTTCACCTTCTCCATTTCCACTATCGCTTTCTTCGCTTTCATCTCCCATCATGAGCTTCTTGTACGCATCCCACCCGCTCGAATCTTCTCCGGATTCTTCCGGCACCTCCTGCTGCCCACTGTCTGGTTGTCCCCCACCCCCGCCCATTGCGGCTTGCTGATAAAGCTGCACGATGTAGGGATTGAGCGGTATGGAGCTCCAAGGCTGATTGAATGGCTTATCACCGTCTTCTTTTCGAAGCTCGTCAAGCGTTTTAGTAGTGCGTAATTGCCTCTCACGCATATCATATTTTTGAATAGGATCGTCGCGCTCGTATCCGACAAATTCAAAATCGTATTTCGGATCAACCATGTCAAGGATTTTTTGCAAATGACTCTCAATGAACCCCAGCATTGAACCAAGACCACGAGACTTCGATGCTTCAAGCCGCGGCTGCACGTTCTGCCCTAGGAGCGTTGTACTTTTACTTGTCCGAATACCCAGCTCTTCAAGATCGACGCCAAATAATGCCGCAATACTAGACCACAAGAATTCAGTCCATTGTGAGAATTCCATGTCCTTGTTGGAGCCCTGGAGTGATACCCATTCGAATTTCCGGTTCCCCTCTGAAGCATTCCCCTCAATTCCTCTGCCTGCCGGAATAATGGGCACATGCCATTTACTGAGCGGGCCGCCCGACATGATATTGACCAGGTAGTCCTCAATCATCTCCACTTCTTCCATGTCGGCATCTCCCTGTAACAGAAGCATACCACGCGGAAGTCGATCCTCAGTAAAAAAGCCCATATTGTACATAAATGAATTGATAAGCCCAGTTACCAAATCCACGGCCTGTTCAACCATTGAATAGCCGTATCCAGCATGCTCAACATCAGTGCGGGGATTCATGTAGTCAAAAATTAAATCATTGCGCGTATAGTAAGCGACCGGCGATAGGTCAATCTCTTGAATGTATCGTATTGCATCCTCTGAATTGTTTTCTTCGTCCAACACCTTGATTATTGTCGCGGCATCAATCGCCCAAAACGCAATAGGTTTCTTTGCTCTATTGCGCTGTATCTCTGTAGCAACTTGATCGAGCGTCAATACGTCGCGTGTTATTTTTGCACTATAGTTCCGCAAATCATCTTCTCGCTCAACATCAGGCACAAATCCAGTCTGCACAAAAAACTGCATGAGCTCAGTCGCTCGTTTATTCGCTTTACTATTGCCTTCTGCTTGATCTTTGGGCCGAATAGTAAATCCACGCACATTTTTATCAGTGGACGGCTTCATGTATGGCGTAATATTTCGGATATAGTGCGCGACAATCGCATTGATAATCCATGCGCGTTCCGCCACCCTACGCAGTAGGCGATAGGATATTCCACGGTTCGGTTCAATGACATTCTTGTTGCCCCGAAACATAAGCCGGTTAAAAGGATTGATCAATGTGCTTTTAATTGGCTTCCCGCCTGCCCCGCCTGTAATTATATTATTTTGCTTTAGAATATGCATAACATCAGCATTTTTCAAAGGACCCTCCTGGTAGCGGCGATAATCGTTGCTACATCTTTCGGGATTTTAGGTATTATATCATGTTTGCCTTTCCGTTGGGAATATTGCTGATAGAACCCGCCGCTTGCGACACCGTTACCAATCGCATGATTCGCGAGCGCGAGCGACCAGTATTTATCGGCATGGTGGTGCTCGTTCGCATCGCAATCAAATCGGGCATATTTTGCGGTTGTCGAAGTTTTCTTGATTGAGTGTATTTGCTGCTGCAATTCACGATCTGGTGGAAGTGCAATCCGTTGTTTGTCAAATATGAGCCATAATGCCTCGGACATTTCGGCTTTAATCTGGTTGTTGAATTGGACGCTCTCTGCTTTTCGCGGGAATCTTTTCACAAGCGTTTCTCCAAGCTGCATCCCCAGCCCCGTACCATCAATACAGAGTCTGTAAATTGGCAAAGAGCTCATCAAACGCATTAAATTTCTTTCTTGCTCTTCAAACCCCGTCTTTTTGTAGGAAATCGACGCCCATACAGTGCGCAGGCCTGTATCCGGATTATATCCTAAAACAGTAAGCTCGCTTGCATCATTCGTGCGGCCAACATCATAGCCAGCGTATAGGTATTTATGGATATCGGGCCGATAACCCAAGATCAGATCGTCGATAGAGTGGAATGGTACAATCTCTCGCGTATCTTCGGGATTTTCTTCGTCACCCCCAAGCGGCGTGCACCGCTGAATCATCTCCAACGTAATAAAGGCAGCCAATTCATCACGGAAAGAACACTCATATTCCTGCTGGAACTCTTCGAGCGACATATTGTTGAAGATCGTCTTTATAATTTCAGTACCATATTTTTCAACGAGCTGCTCTGTTGTAAATTCACGGGCACGCTCTTGAGCCTCTTCTACATCCACACATAGTGCTGGAGAGTAATACCAGGGAATATTATTACGCACAAATTCCGGATATTGCGCGGTATTCGCGAGAATGTCATAGAATTTGCCCTTATTACCAAACGGCGTCGATCCTATTTCAAGATTTCCACCACGAGAAATAATCGGTAGCGCGGCAGTATAAATCTGCGTATCGTTTGCATGGAACGCAAATTCGTCCAAGCTAATATCGCCACCCTTGCCTCTCGGCGCCTTACATGGCCAGGATATTAACCTTGAAGTTGTTTTTCCCCCTACATCCTCCCATTCCAGCACAGTCTTTGAATCCGACACTAATTTTTTAGGACGAAGCGTTTCCGGAATGGATAAAAAAAAGGTTCTGGCAATCGAAATCTTCTCTTTCGCATCTTCTAGGCTATATGATACAAACTGCTTGGTATAATTGCTCTTTGCCGGATCAATGGCATTCAAGAGCCCCTTGAGTGCCGTAGAAAACGACCACCCCACCCGCCTGCTTTTATTCACCACAAGAAAGCGATAGTTATTTATGATATAGGCTTTTTGCCACCAATCGAGAAGTAACGCGCCATCCGACTTGTCGTATTCCATAAACGTTGACGCAACGACCAGCTTGTCTCTCCCATTCCAGTTTCCCCGTTTTAGCACCGTGACAGGATAACCGGTGTCAGGCGTGAGGCTTGTTGCTATCTTCTTCCTCGCCATTTTCCTGATCCTCCACTATCCGCCACCCGCTATTGGCAATAAGTCGTTCGTCACTATCGCTTCGCTTCTTTGCAAGTATTGTCCGCCGCTCTATCATGGCAACGATTTCATCAAAGCTGTTAGTATTCTGGAGCCCTTTTTTCAATTCATACTCTTGCATTTTCAGACGGAGCTGTTCCAGGTTCGCCAAATCTTCCGCCGCATTTCGTAGCGCCTCGTTGATCACCCTGCCATCGCCATTATAGTTGCCATTCTTGTCTACCTTCGCACGCTCCATCTCTATATTCTTCCAATACTCTTCTAGCCGCTTTTCCGGCATTGCAAGCGGCTGTGTCGCGTAAGCGCTTTCGAGTAATTTATCAATGGAGGCCTTTATTTTATCACGGTATTTGAGTCGGTAAGATCGCACCGCTTCATAGGATAAACTTAAATTAAATTCTTTTTGTACTTGGTCCATGATCTCAGAAGATGTAAAGCCTTCAATCGATTTTTCGATAATAAAGCGCTTTACATTGGCATTTATCCATGGCTTTGTACTCATAATACTTTCCTTGCAAGTATCGCCTGTGACAAATCAGGCCATATTTGTTTGCATGCACATAAACGGCCTATAAGCCTTCTTTTTGGCCTCTGCCGATAATAACTTTGACCAAGCCTTATAAAACGCTTTCTAGGCCATCTATGCGCAATCTGAGGCAAATCTCGCGCGCGCGTAGAGCTGCACATATATGCATAAAGCTTTCTATTTATCATTTCCCACCTCTTGCGTCGTAGAGGATTGCTTTTCAACAACTCTTTTTATTACAATGATTTTTTTAATTCCTTCGCTTTCATCATTCCGGTAGGCGTCCATTACCTGTTTGTCGTAAAATTCTAGCTGATTTTTAACTAAAGTGATATTTCCCTTGACAAAATGGATCATTATTGACCCATAAACGCCGTTCTCGCACAAGTCATCAAGCATTTTATGATATTGAATTGGCGCCTTTGGCATGTATCACACTCCTAGCATATATGCTTCCTATAGCCGGATATTTTCGTTCCACGTGACGTATAGATTGTGGTGAGCTCGGTCTCCACCATGATTGGACCGTCTACCGATGTAATCCAAATGATACGCTTTTTACATTTCGGACATACTGCATCCATACCTCCGTTCGGAGACTCTACCCGATCCTTGTCCTCATCCATTTATGACCTCCTGATTCGCAGGAACGCGCATAAACGTATAGCCTTCATGGCTGCTGATAAACTCCAATACCTTCTTCACTCGCTTGAACTGCTTGGTGGTATAACGACTCTCCGCGTCCGGCTTTTCCCCTATAGCGCGAAGTAACTCATCGAGTCGAAACTCCACTTTATTGCTTTGTGTTTGCCTCATGGCGATCAGCAAAACTAAGAGAACATTGAGACCAAATAGACCAAATTTTTCTTTTACATCTTTCACTATATCATGTTCATTGATATTGACACTCGCCTCTAATTCTTTCATTTCACCTCCCTGTGCAGATATTCTGCCATCTGATACTCAGCTGCCATGCGCCGCTGATTTGCAGCGTGCAGCCTATCGTCTAAGCACCATGGGCAGCCGCCATGCGGTCGACAGGTACGGTCAAAACGCCCTGACTGATAGTATGGTTTTCGCCTCTCCTTGCCATGCATTATTGCTTTGTCCAGCATATCAGCCTCTAATAATAATGGCCGTCTTTCCGGCCTGCCAGCACTTGGTTCGTCGCCAGGCATCCGTGCCAGACGGCTTGCGTTACTGTTGACGGACAGCAAGCGAATCCCCCACCGTTTTCGTCAAAACGAAGGCCGTGGTCGCCTGGGGAATCCTACACCGTGCAGAGGCACGGATCGGATTCTTTATACCGCTTGCATCTATTTTACAACTATCTTTCACGTTTGTCCAATAATTATTCTCAAAAATTCTTTAATATCACTTAATTGCTTTTCCCAGTCGTCCGGCCTCACCACTAAATAGACTCCACCAGCATCGCGAACCATCTGCCCAAAATTCTTTTGATCCTCAGACAGCTTTCCTTTTTCACTTTTGCACTCTATTGCAAGGAACCTTCCGCCAGGCAGGATACCGATAATATCCGCAATTCCATTTATTGAATTATTTTTTCGATAGCGCTGTTGTACAGGATCATATATGCCGACGGTATTGCTCCGCCATGCGACTATGTGAAAGCTCTTGAGCCATGTCAGGACTGCTTGAACAACAACACCTTCGGGCGTCATTAAACATACCCCTTAAATGTAATTATAACTTAAAGACCACTTGGGGCCCTTTTCACTAATGCTACTAACTCATCCACAAATTCTTGTTCTGCTTTATTGAATGCCATTTTATTTACCTCCATTATAATAATTGCTCAACCATTAACAATATTCTTTGTATGAGCTTCCGAACACGTCATCGTCACTAAAGCCTGATATTGTCAAAATCATGACGGACATCATATCCTTCCTGCGAATAAATGTATATTCGTTCCATTTTTAACACCCCACCGGTAATATTTTATTTCCACAAAAATTCAAAAAATTGAATAAACAATTCCATCCCTTTTTTATAATAATTTTCCAATGGTTCTTGAATAAAATCATATACAGGCAAATTATCAGAATTTGAAAATAAAGTAATGTAATCAGATCGTGAAATAGTTGTTTGAGTCGGCAAATGAATATATTTATTTTTTTCTTTATTATAAATATATTCAAATATCGAATCAGGCATAAGATAATTAAAATAAGAATCTGTTAAAAAATCTTTTACATACCAATATTTTTTTCTAATATATTTTTTATAATATTCCTTATCTTTAGAAGAAAACGGAATATAAAAAATAAAATCATTTAAAATAAATAAATAATAAAAAAATGCAAAACGTATTTGACGTATAATATTATGCCATTTATTCAATAATTGAGAATCATATTGTTCATTATAAATTAAACCAACAGGAATATTCTTTGTGTTACGAAACCACCATAATCCTTTCAAAATAAAAATGGCGGTTTCAGAATCTACATTCATTGTAGCAGTATATGTAATACGATATTTTATATACCAACTAACATTATAAACCCATTCTTTAATTTTAAAGAAAATTGCATGAATAGATTTAGGAATATTTCTCCAAATATATTGCATTAACCAAAAAATATATTCCATAATTTTCCCCTAATGAGGAAACATAATAATATTGTTCTTTTTATATGAATGCCATATTTGAGCAAACATTTTTTGCTCATTTTTTATTACCAAAATTTCTCCAATAACAATATTTCCTGCCCCTCCCATAATTATAGCATATTCTTCATTTTCAGAAGAATGCCCCCCAACCGCGACAATATTTGCAGATTGTACTTTACTATAAGCCTGAATATATCTCCATATAGGGGCATTCCCAATTAAAATTACAATGTCTTTTGCACTTATTTTGGGGGGAATAAGCATATCATTGTCAAAAATTTCCCAATAAATAATTTTTCCACTATCCATTCGAATTAAACTCCCTCAATATTGTGTAATATCCGACACATTATCAATATTTTGAGCGCTATTTAAAGCATTAGTAATATCCATTCCCCCTGCTTTGTATAACGGTTCATATGCAGCAATTCCAAATTGCATTATATCATATATTAAATGACGAAATGTTCCCCCATAAGGATTATGAGCTTCTTCCACGCGTCAGCCGTTGCTGGGGTGTAGACACCTGCATGCGCGCCGCGAATACAGGCTTTAACTCTCGGCTGTGCTTTAGGCAAACCGGTTACGAAAAATTGTTGCTTAATCATTTTCGTCTTTTTCTCCAATCCTCACCGGTGAATCTAAGCAGTACACCGTTTTCGGCCAAGCGGCTCATCAATGTTTCATATAGTCTCCATCTTGCGTTTGAAGCACTCGCAATCCTTGGCACACTTAAGGCGAGATGCGGGATAAAGAGACAAAATACCCAAACCATACTCAGATGCGGCACTATCTATTTGCCACCACACTATTTCGGGCACAGGCGCTGTGCATCTCTCACACTTGTAAAACTTGCACTCAAGACACGTCCTCTCTTTACTCATTGTTTTACCCTCCTTCTTGTATTCCTGGTGATCTTATGTTCACCTCTTTATTTGGCTCTCTTATAATGCATACATCTTTTTGCAATTTTCTGACGTTCTTCATCAGATTCGGGTAGTTTTCGCATTGTGGTAGACATCGTGCTAAAAAAAGTCGCATTCCCAGATGGCGATATTTTTTCAAGATTATATGCGACTATCTCAGGCTCTTCTCGCATACAGACAGTGTACGCCCCACCTCCGCTGTATGCGCAATTATTGCAGCTTTTCATCTTCCTCTCCTTCAAGCACATACTCCCGCACATATCGTTTTCCGTGCTTAAAAAACCACTTCGTCACGTATATCGTATCAGGACAGCGACGGGCAATTTTCGTCGCTTGTTTTTTTGTTTTTGCATGTGCCACAGAAGTTGCCCCAAGACTGAAGTCAATCACGTCATCGTGTACCCACTTTCCCCGCTGCCACCAATACTGTCGTGCTGATAGCCAGTATCCGACCCTATGTTTCAACCTCATCCGATTCCTCCTCCTCGCTTTCCCGCCCAGAGATTATAAAAGAATATTCATCCTCGTCCCAAACCTTATGACCCGGTTTGCAATCAGGGTTGATTGCCCCGCATGGTGCAATGTCATCAAGAAAACAACCACAGCCCTCAGCACCGTTATTATCCCATAGACCGTCATACCCATGAAGAAGCAAATAATCTGTGATAATTCTAAGCACCGTCATTGCAGTACCCCCTTTGCCTTTTTAGCCTCTTTCTTGCGCCGAAGTTCTTCGGCTATTTCCGCTTTCCTCTGCCAATCCTCCTCTCGCTCGCTTTCACGTCCAGACACCGAAAAGATGCTTGCCAGTGCAAAGCCGAGCCAGAATGACGCAAGCGCTATACCGATAACCCATCCTGTTGTCATATCCCTGCCTCCTTTCGCAATTTCCACTGCCCAAGCGATGCGACCTGTCCTTCAAGTCGCTCAATTCGCTTCTCATACTCGTCCATAATCTCGACAAGTGTTTCACTTTTTGCGATGGCATACTCTTCTAGTAGTTCTTCAGCTTCTTTGATGCTTTCTGCCGCTTGAATTTTCTTAATCGCTTCTTCAGATGTCATTCCTCATCTCCTATTTGAAATCCAAACCTCTGTGCGATTCGGTTCGCACGTTCAAGTGCATCACGGTCAGTGCAGAATGTGTATTCCCAATCTATCCACGCTTCGCCAGTTGACTCAATCACTGTCGCTGGTTCAATGGAATTTCGGAGCGCAACAACTATTTGCATGACCATCAAATATGGTAGTGTGATTTTTGATTCTGACATTCTTCTGCCTCCTTCTCGCAGGCTTCGTCAAACTTGGCTTTCTCGTACGCCTCCCATTCCTCGCGCGTCATCCGAGCCATTCGGTAGCGCGTCTCCGCGTGCGACTCATCAAGCTCTGGTGGTGGCGAGCGAAACAGTTTCGCCAAGGCCACCAGATTGTCCACCAGATAGCCCACCAACTTCCGCGCGCCAAGTTTGGCGCGGTTTATCTGCCACGCGATCCGTGTCATATCTTCCCCCTATTTCAAATCATTCGGAGTAAAACATTTTATACATCTCCATTTTTGGGTTTTTATTGAATACCAAGCAGGAGCACAGCTCATTTTTTTACATATTTCACATACTGGCATTGAATCTTTTCCAAAATGCTGATTTAAGAATGATCGCACTTTTACCCATTCTCCATCATGGACTGTTTTCCATTGCATTATCCCCTCCTATCGCAGCGCCACTAGCGCCACGGCAATGATACAGACAATCAGCAAAATGCACCAAATCATTTCCCCGCTCCAAGCTCTTTATCGAGCCGCTGCCCTTCCCAGTATTCTTCTTTATCGAGCTCACGCTGATTTAGTTCTTCCTCATCAACCGCCTCATCAAAATAATGCGGCGGAAACGGCGGATCAGGTAAATCTTGCCCTCTCATTTCTTTGCCTCCTTTGTCAGGCTTTGGAATTGATATATCCCCCGCTCTAATATGAGCGAACCTCTCTTCATCGCCCGCGCCAATGCCCTTGTGCTAATCGCATAATGCTGGCAAATATCACTGTAGTCGTTAAAATACTCTGTGTGGCCATCCGGCTCGATGATGGCATATTGGTAATTCTTTTTCGGCTTCATTGGATAGACGGGCAGGTTTCTTGGATCAGTAAGCCGCATCCAAAACGGCATTGGATTATCAAGCCGCCACGGTGCAATTGCGTGATTTTCCATTTTCAAACTCCCATTTTGCCATTAGCAAAAAGCACCATTGCTGATTTTTCTAAGCACTGGATATCAAGCACCCTTTTACCATAGGCCAACAAAATCCCGCTCATTTCCAAGCCTCCTTTGTATTTACAATCCTGCTAAAAGCCTCGAAGAACTTCTTCGCTTCATCGGGAGAAATAATCTCCCCTTCTGGTTCTGGCAAATATTGGCGGTACATTATCGAATTTTCGGCAGAATCCCTGCATTCTTCGAATATGGCAATGTCAGGCGGTCTTCCCCATTTGCACGAATAGTTTATAAGCAAGGCAGCCTTTAATGCGTCGAGATAATCCTTTGAACATTTTATAAGATATTCCCAAATATCTTTTTTCTGGCCTTGTGGATAAATGCCATAATATCCTTCCGCCCATTTTACAAACTCCATTGCTGTCATGGTGCTACCCCCATAATCTCTGCCCACGAATTTTCGCTTTCAACCTGCTTTTGCGCTTCAACTTTCACGCGATCCCAAACAGCAACCAGGGCACTAGGAGTAAACGGCTGGCTTTGCCAAAAGCTATTATTGCTGCGTATCAATCCCAGGTAATTCTCAAGCATGACTTTTATTACCTGCTCGTCCCCCTTGGATAGCTTGATGATTCGTTTAATCGCTGTGCCCTCTTTGGCATAATTCGCAAATTGGCCAAACACAGCCTCAAAGGATTGCAATATTTTATGATAGAGCTGGGTTTCAGGATTATCGATCTTTGGCACCAGCGCCTTTGTTTTTCTCTTCTTGTGTTCCTCGATGTATGCATCAGGATCAGCAAGCGGTGCGTCAGCATCCGCCGCCGAAGGCGTCTCTTGTTCATCTGGCAAATTTTCGGAGGGCGTTAATAATAATTTATTATTATTATATCTACTCTTCTTTGCTTTACTTTGCGGATTTTTGTTAGCAGAAATCCCGTTCAAGTGGGGTTTCTGTATACATAAACTCCCTTCATGGGGATTATTGTTAGCAGAAACCTCTATATTCTCCGATTTTAAGGCAGTGGTCTGAGCGTCTACTTCGTTTTTGCCTATTTCAGTCTCAGAGTTATTGTTGACATTTATCCCGTTCATTTTGCGTTTCTGTATACATAAATCCCGTACAGCGCTGTTATTGATGACATTTACCTCGCGTCTTTTATAGAGTGCAGCAAGGTTTTCAATAAAATGAGCTGACCGAATGATTTTATATTGCCACAAATCACGATCAATCGCATCCAATTTTGCCAGCATAGTAAGGATATCGTTTGCAGTTTCCGCGCCTAGACGGGTTTTTGCTAACAGAAACTCCCATTCGGCAGTGTCTTCGCAATCAATGTAATGCTGCTCGGATGCACCAAGCATTTCCAAAAGCTTAAACCAAAAAGCATACCCGTCATTCCCCCATCTCGATTCTAGGGTAAACATCGTCTTGCCGCTCGCTACAAAGTGAGGAAAATAATCTACGGTTGCTTTTTTAGGTCTTGGCATATATCATCCCCCATCAATAAAGTCCAATTCTCCGGTTCCATAAAGTTTCAGAGAGAGAACCAAAACAGCCATAATTCCATTTTCGAATCACGTCTATTGGATTAGCATATCCAAGTATGCCAATGCGTTCGACAAGCCTTGCATAATCGGCGCTATATGTACTATGTCGAACAATTTGTCCTATATCTTTTTGTAGCATCCGAACGTTCGGATAATTATCGGTATCCATCCTTCTCTCCCCCGATTCCAAATACAAGACACTCCTTTAGCAATTCACCAGTACCATATTTGCCAGGCACCTCATCAAATCATGCTTCAGCTATCAGATTTAATTTCGCCTTTCTTTTAGGATTATCAAAAAAGAAATACTTGTATTTCCTCTTACCTATTTGTATGCGCATTATCATGTTATTTCTCCATCTCGGCTGCCAATTTTCTTGCCCGTTCAACGCGCCCTCTCAGGTGAGGATATTGTGCAAGGAATTCTCCCCAGCCATGTTGGTGCTGCAAACGATGCTCCTCTGGTGTAAGCGCAAGCCAATTCCATGGTTTATCAATCGCGGCAACATTCGCGCCACGAGAGACAATATGCGCTTTTTCAATAACCCCTCCAACCCCCGATGCATCAGAGATTTTATGCTTTTCCCGCCACTCTCTTTCAGCTATTTCTCTGTCATTGTCGGCACAATCAAGCGGATCGAAATCTTGTTTCCCACGCCAATCATGCCAAGCATAGAAGAGCTTTCGTACATCGGCTTGGAGGTCCACGGTTAAATCACAGTAATCGACAATTATGTCAAAACACGCTTGGATAAGCTGCGCTGCATGTCTTGTGTCGCTTTCTGATATATGGATAGGGCGAAGAGCACCCGAAAACCGCGAAGGCACTCGCTCCGCGTATTCTGCAAGAATATCTAAGTATAGTTCGTAGGCTTCGTCTTTCGTTGGTTTTCGCCCATTCATGGATTCGAAAATTATTCTGATAAGCGCCTAAAGGGTATTGTTTTGTTTGTAGGTTCGTTCTCTCGCAGGGACGTCAAGCGTCACGATAGGATAAATCGTTTCTTCGCTCTTTTCTTGCCGTTTTGCAAGGTAAAAAAAGAACTTTTCAAATGCAATGCTGTCTTCAGGATTCGGGCGCATCCATACAACGCCCTTATCCTGAATCCACATTAGCTTGCACGGCCCCGCGACTTTCATTAGAAAATGTCCATCTCTTCTGGTATATCATTCCGCGAAGGCTGTACAACCGTTGGTTTACTCTCCGGAATCTTTTGCAGCTGTTGTAGTTTCTGCGTTTCATTCGATTGCGCCTGCGGAGCAGGCTCATCAAAATTGACATTAGCATCAATCGAAATGGAATCTGGTATATCGGGATTGTCGCGCTGCTCTTCGCGCTGTACAGCTTTAAGTGCCTCGACCGAGATCGGACACAGCTTGAGCGTTTTTATGATCACTGTCTTTAATGCCATGGCGTCAAAATACTTATCCCATACCGAGAGCTCATTTTCTTTTTTCTGCTTATGGGCTTTCGAGAACTTATCTCGGTGATTTTCTACATCCTTTTTTGACATGACACCAAACTGCACACCGCCATTCGTGAGCTCTACGATACAGTAGTAGCCAATAGGTTCTCCACGCTCCTTTCGAATATCGATTTTATGGGTGATTTTCCGAACCAGCCCGAGCTCAACCTCAAAAACATCATTATCGTAGACCACCTCTGCGCTAATCGTCTTGATCGTATTGGAGCGACGAGCCAGCATAATAAGCCCACGATAGCCAAGCTGAAAATGGGCTGTCATTACTTTCTGCCACTGCCCATCAACAAATCGGTTTTCGTTATAGGGGATCAGATATCCCTGTGCAAGCGGACCGCCAACTTCAATACCAAGTCGGGCAGATTCATCGATTGCGCGTATTTTGCTTGCGGTATCGCATTGTGCAAGCGTTGGATTCGCAATAATTTCAAAATGCACTGCTTGAAGGAATCGGTCAATCGCAATGGTGTTTTGCGGTAACATTCCCTCCCATCGTGATTTATACTTCTCCAGGAATTGCTTCAGTGTACCCTGTGTTACCTGTGGTACATTTGCATTTTCGCCATTTGTTCTCATCTCTCCACTCCTTTTCCGAGTTTCGCTCGGATAATTTCCGCGATCTGCCGAGTAGCCTCGATATCCGAGGCAGCATCATGCGCGGTAAGCGAAATTCCATATAACCGTGCCAATGATTCTAGTTTTCTGTTGAGCGGTTTTTCTGCCAAGCCAGCCCACTCAAGTAGTAGATGAGTCTGATAAATATCGAGCGGCACATGCTCAAACCAAGAGTAAAAGTATCGATCATTCGCATCTTCCCAGAGGGATGTCAAAAAATCCATGTCGAATTTCACATTGTATCCAGCAGCGATAAATTTGTCATTTTTATCGTATTTTTGCACAAAATTCGCAAAATATTCCTCAATTATTGGCTTTTGACTCAAATATGGTGGATATGATTCAAGCATGGATTTTGTGAATCCATTCATCCCCAGAGCTTCTTCGGTGACTTCTTTCCCGACAGGATTCATATAAAATTCTTTTCTTGAAACTACCTGGTGATCAATTTCGACAATTATTGCCAACTGAACGATTCCATTTTTTCGGGCATCAAGCCCTGTTGTCTCACAATCAATCCATGCTACTTTCATGGAACCACCTTTGGGGGAACTATTTCCCCCTCTTCGATCCACACAATGCCCGCCTCATCTTTGTTGTATCCACCATCAACGACCTCCATAATGACTTGGATATTGCGTTTCTCGGCGAAGTTTTTAATTGTGGCAAGAGATTCTGCATCAAAAGATTCACCGCGCTTGATATAAATAGTCTTTAGCTCGCCCGCATAGGCTGTCGCGAGCATAAGGCCGATTTTTAGCGATTCGCTTGTTGACCAGTTATCGCAGGATATACCGTTATGCTCTAGTCCATTCTCGGTTAATGTAAGTCCCTTGACGGGTATTTTCGCATTGAGCAGCATATCTGATTTTTCTTTTCGCAAGGAGTCTAGCTTGGTCTGCGCCGCGTTGTATTCAGCTTCTTTTGCCTCAATTTTTTTCATCGCAGCAAGGTAAAGGGTGTATTGCTCTGCTCTCCTATTTGTTTCCTCGGCCTCGGCAATCTCCTTGTCGATCTCGTCATAGCCTTTCAGAGGTAAGGGTGCCGGAGGTATTGCCGGTTCATTGAGAGCCTGATCTAATGTATCCGATGCGCGCACGAGTGCATCTTTGAGACCCTGTACTCCTTCTCGCGCAGCATTTACAAAATCATTGGCAATTTTCCGAGCGATATTCGTGCAATACTCGTCAAGCTTGTGTTTTGCTTCAATTTGTAGAGTATTGTAATTCTCAATGTATTTCCTGCGCTCGAGTAATTCAGATACATTGACTGCCATACAAGGCTGCACCGGAGACGGCTTGCCAAGTGCTCGGAGCTCTCGGCCAACAAAGAGCCTCTCTTGTTCTGCCTCGGCGATCTTTTTGTCGATTTCGGTAAAATCTATGCCAGAATAGCGCATAATGGCTTCGCGCTTCTCGGCAGGCGAAAGCGACATGAATTGCTCAGGGTCAAAGAATTGCCCTGATATAGCGTCAAGGAATTCCTGTGGACGCGCAATCTTTCCCCCCTCGCGCTCGATTGCCAGCACAGACTTACCATCAGGCTTTATGATCCGTTTGACGATGTAATCATCAATAGTGCCGATGATCACCGCCTCGGATTGTCCTGTGGTAACTACATTCGCAGGGATGTCTCTCGTCCCCTTGAGCAAGAATTTAATCGCATCAATGACGGTTGATTTTCCTGCGCCATTCCTTCCCCGCACCTGCACAAGGTTCTGGCCGTCAAAATCCAGTTTTGCAGCCCGAATTTTGCGCAAGTCCTCGATGGACAACGCAATAAGTTTCACATAATCCTCCTTATTCGGATTGATTCTTGCATGACTGGCTCAACATACTGATCGTAGATTCCTGGATAATCTTTTTCGAATTTTTCTTTCTGGAATTGCTTTTTGGCATATCTACTGATAGTTGCCTGTATATTTCCTGCGCACCCCGCCTGTGATAATCCAATGGCAACTTTGAATTGATTTTTTATTTTCTGCTTTTCATCTTCGAGTTCTTTCAGTTGCTCATTGATATCAAGGTATCGATTTCCCAGCTGCTCCATTTCAGCAGGTAGAGGAGCAATGTCGGGGTTCGCATTCTGAGCTGGATAGAGCGCATCGATATACTCCGATTCTCCATCAATGCCTATAGGATCAGGGAGGGCTTTTTTCTCAACATAAGTGTGCCAGAAATAATCTTCTTTTTCGATGAGTTTCGCGATGAATTGCTCGTTCCTGGGGATAACTCGATATTCGATCCGATTCTTAATAAGAACTGCCAGAATCGCACATTCGAGCCCCAGAACAGCCATGTAGTGCTGCACTTGGCAGTAATAGCTATCAGGCAGCTCATTGTTCCTCCAGGCACGATCATCGGAGACCGCCTTGCATTCCAATAGAACAGTCCCCTCTAAGTTAATTCCATCTAGTGTTGCAAGCTCTGCAAATTCGATAAGCCCGTCGATGTTGGCGAGCATGAAGGGATGCTCTTTACTTTGATACATAAATGGAGACTCGAAAGCCTGGCATTTAATTCCTTCATCTGCCAAGATTTTCACAATCTCCTCACGGAGGATTGGCTCCATCCGCTTGCCGTGCCGCATTGCATCAGTCTCTTTCTTTTGTGGCGCCATGCCTAATTTTTCCAGCGCCACCATAAAAGCTGAGGAATACTGATTCATCCCCATAATTGCACCAGCATCGCTGCCGCCAATTCCGAGGGTGCGATATGCGCGCCACTCGTCTTCATTTATCGAAGTATTATCGACCAGCACAGAGGCAAATCCGCTTTCAAGTTTCTTTACCATATCCAATTCCTTATCGAGATCACGAATGCGGAAAGATATTCTTTAATCATCGGAAAACTCGTAGCTATGGCGATAAGAGAAAATACAAGCGCACCGACGAACATCACCGCTACGACATTTTCGATAAGTTCCCTAGCCTTCATTACTTCCCCTTTTCCGCTCAATGGCACGGCGGTCATTGGGCGAGAGCTCTGCCCATGATTTCGCATGCTCCGAGAGCGGCACAGAGACCCAGCGCATGAAGGTCTCTTTCGAGAAAGCTTTATGTGCTGGATCATCAAAGATTCCGAAATTCGGCAGCAGGTGTTTGCGCCGATAGAAGTAAGAACGCTCGAATCCCCATGCATCGGCGCAGTCCTCGATAGAGAACCAAAACTTTTGCCGATGCATGGAGAGCGCGTCGAGCAAGGCCGTGAGGGATTCGGCCTCAATCTCGACTTTCATTTTTTACCTCGAATTCTTCTAGACCGAGCTCGATCAGGATTTCGAGCTGGCTCTTGACCGTTCGCCGATTGCGATCCGCAATTTCGGCGACCCTCTTTTTCAGCATTTTGGGAATCCTCACGGATTCGGTTTCTGGTTTTTGTTCCATGTTTTTTAGTATAAGACCACACTTGTGTTCCGTCAAGAGAAAAAAAGAAAAATTTTTGCGATTTTTTTTGAGGAAAACTACTATACAAAATGGGGTAAATTACTTAACAAAAAGGCCCCGACAAGCAGTTACGCCTATCAGAGCCAGGGGAATCATACCCCGTGCATTGGCACGGATCAGATAAAGAAGAGCTGCGGAGGTAACCTTTCGGTGTTTGCGTCAAACCCCCGCAGCTCAAGGATAACCCGCCCTGGTGAGCGTGCTCTCGTAGAGGCTTGGCGGGTCACCACCGGAGGCCATCCCGATGGTGGGTGTCAATTCACCCCATTAAATAAAAACCCATCAACAGGAAAAGTCAACTGTGGGGTCCATACTCTCGGTACCATCGACGGGCAACACCCTCCGAGACTCCGAGTGCACGGGCAACGTCGGTCTTTCGACACCGAGGCCACAGGTCAAGGAGTATCCGCTTCTGCTGCTCGGTGGGGCGCAGCAGTGTTGAGCCGGAATGGACCCGCTCCGTCTGCGCATAGAGCCGCGCGACGAGGTCCTCGTCAATCGAGACGTCTACATACTCTCGACTTTCGCCGCCGCAAAGCGTGGAATTAATCTGTGTAGTTTCCATGTAAATTCCCCCTTGTCAGAGATCCACCACTCGAGAAATCCATACGAGATTGTTTTGCTCATACGGGTTCCACCGTATCGCGTCCATCCCTGTAGTGCAGGCGTTACAAATGCAATGAAATTATCTTCTATGACTGAAAAAAATGTATGAAGATGCGAGCGAAAAAATACGTTCGCTTTTGGTTGCAGTTCATGTTCTGACCATAACAGATTCCACACTGCCTCGCGGGGAAGTGCAGGCGGTATCGATCTAGGCACTGATGAACTGCCAAGATGATGCTTAAAGTCAATCACACATCCGGCATGTTCGAGCCATGCATGTTCTTGGAGGCGAGTTCCAAGCTCTTTTGCGATAGGTGCTTCGAATTGCTCCGCATCGCCTGTATGATAATTTGTGCCCTCTATAACTGTAGCCCGATCGAAATCAAATTGATGGATGCAATAAAGCGCCATTTCAGCTTGTTTTATTCGATCTGTTTCGCATAGCTCCGTCCCGCCACTTCGTATTCCATTTCCCTCAACCGCATCGCCATTGATAACAATACGGTCAAGATGGCCGAGCGATTGCGCGGTCGCTTGATACCAGTCCCATGTCTTCATTTGCCATAATCGAATCTTTTCTCGGAGGGGATCATCGCTTTCTTGCTCCCACATATATGGCGGGCAGAGGCCAAATTTATGTCCGCAATGTAAATCAGATATTGTTACACCATGCTTCGCCATAATTTCTCCTGGCATGTCTGAGGGGCATGTTCCTATATTCAATAAACACCTAGTTCGTCCAACCCCCAGCCAAGCGCAAGCAATGCAATGATTACTTCGAGTACAATCTTATTACTTTTGAGTGCCTGCACCGATTTTTCGTAGCCCTTCAAGGATTCCAGTGCCTTCTTGTATGAGCTCTGTTGTGCCTGATAATCCTCCAAGAGCTGATTGTATTTTCCCTTCCAGCTGGCTAAATCCGCTTCCAAGTTCGCTGATTTTTGCTCCAAGTCCGTTACTTGTTGACTCAAGGTTTGTAATTGTTCCTGCAATTTCTGATTGTCGGCTGTCAATGCTTCCAATTGTTGTTTTAATTGATTGTACATCTCTTGTAATGCTTTGTACTGTGCTTGCAAAGTCGCTATTTGATTTTTTAAGTCCTGATATTGTTGACTCAATTCCCCGTACATCGCTCTCGATTGTGCTAAAGCGCTCTGCGAGTCCGCTAAGGCTTGCCCCGTATCTGCCAATTTTTTCCCCAAGGTCTGAAAAATCTCGATCAAACGCTGCCTGTCGTTCTCGGATAATTGATAATTCTCGGTTAGTGGTGCAGGTAGTGATTCCTGCGAATACAACCGTAGCAATGACGGCCCCAGCGAAAAAATAACGAACAGAAATAGGAATTTTAGAGAGCCATAAGGAAATTTTTTCCGCCACATTCTTACCCTCCATTTTCATCATCCCCCGCCTTTGGGATTTTCTTGGTTGCTATATCCCGATCTAATTCTGGTCGATAATGCGCTGATTTTTGCCATGCATCTCCCACTTGAGCAGCCTGGTAGCCGAATCCTGCAAACGCGAGCGCACCAATAATCGTTGGACCAACGACTGCAATCGCCGAAGGAAGGGTAAAAACAGTAAAAACATATACCGCCAAAAGCGCCCAGAATGTAGCCCAAAATGCTGTTGCTTTTCGCGTTTTCATGCAATCACCGCATGCATATAAGCGTTCTGGAGCTTTTTGGAATATTGCTCCACAGCCCCTGCGCCATTATAACGTCGCGCCATAGTTTCGAAATCATGCTGCAAGAGTGCATTATGCAGCGCTGAATCCGACATAATAAAATGACAAAACGCATCCAGATGATCGGCTTCAGCGTGATTTTTTACGCTATACATCTGATTGATAAAATCCTGCAACGATTCGGCGCCAGCACGCTCCCAATTCGCGCCCATTATCTGAAAGCGCCCCCAGGAAGCTGACTGTAAACCCGCGACACGATTCAGGGAGCACGCTTCGTCAAGCCGTTCATATTCACGCTTCCCGTAAAGATAGAGCGTTCGGTCATAGACTCGCGAAGATATTTGTGGGTGGGAATCATCGTAAATATGGTTCGTCAACCGAGAAAAGTAATGCGCTTCAAACAAAATGACGGGCCTCCAGTCATCAGCACCAAATTGCCAAAACCCAAACCCAGATGATTCAACCTCTGCAAAGGCTTGAATTACAGCGCTATCACACCCCAAAATTGCAGCTGCGTTGTCATAATCATCTTTCGATAGGGCCCGTGGTATCATTCTCTTTCCCCTAACGCCTAAATGCGAGACCTATTAAAACACCGACAATGCCGGAGATAATCGCCGATATTAAGGCATATTTTATTCTTTCCCATGTCTTACCCGGTTTACTCTTCAGACTTTCAACATCGCGCGATAGCAAAGAAAAAATATTTTTCATATCGGCTATTGTTTTATCATTATTCTTCTTCATTTCATCCATCGACGACGTTAGTAACTGTTTTATTTCACCGAGAGTCACGAACATCTGTTTTTGTTTTTCGTCTTGCCTCGCAAATGCCTCTTCGAGAGCTTTGAGTCGCCGTTCGTGATCTTTTTGTGTCTCTTTTATTTCAGAGAAGCGCCATTCTTGATCTTTATGCATGTCCTCGGAACCTGACATCAACGCTCCTGAAGATGCCATAAAAAGAAAAAAGGCCGGCTCCTCATAGGAACCGGCCCAATTCTCCAATCGGCACCGTCAAAAAGAATTTTACTTCATCCTGTCCCTAAAGTCAACATTCGAGGCCCTAAAAACAATACTATCTAACGTTGATCTTGTCGTATTATAACATTGACAATGCTTTGTATAACCCAGAAACGACATAATGCTCTGGTGGGCTTTTGATAAAATTTCAGGATTATCTTGATATATTTTTGAATATTTTCTGAGACGCCTTCTGGCTTTCTTTACTGTTGCTTTCCTTGGCTTGATATGGGTCGGCCATATTCTATAGCCACAAAAATCAATGCCTTGGGTCCAGTGAAAAATTTTCGACTTCGGATTCAGCTGAAGATCGAGATATTCGTTGAGATATGTTTCAATTTTGCCCCACAAGCATTTCAGGTGCTGCTTCGAAGGGTGAATGATTATCATATCATCCATGTAACGAACATAATATCGTTCTGCACATATATCTTTTATATAGTGATCCAAAGGATTTAAATACATATTCGCCGATAGTTGAGATGTCAATGCCCCGATAGGAAGACCACGTCCGTTCGGCTCGAAGCTGTCTATTGTTCTATCATAGAGCTCTTGTATCTTTTTATCTGATATTATTCGCTTGAATTCTCTTTTTAGAATATCATGATTTATTGAAGGGAAAAACTTTCGCACATCAAGCTTCAATACATAAAAGTCCCCATAATTCCGATACGCAATCCTTTCAAAATGCTGTACACGCGCAACTGCAGAATGTGTTCCCTTCCCTCTTCTACAGGCAAAGGAATCGGAAATAAATTTTCGCTCGAAAATAGGTTCAACGATCCGAATAAGGGCATGATGCACGACCCTGTCGCGGAACGCAGGCGCGGAAATGAGCCTCTTTTTGGGATCATACACCCAAAATTGCCTGTATGATAACGGTTTATACATGTTCCAGATCAATTCATTTTGAATTTCTATTAGATTCTGCTCCAGGTTTTCCTTAAACCGAAGCGCTTGAATACGATATCGTTTACCCCTCTTGGCTTTATCATATGCTTTATATAAATTTTCAAAATCAACAACCATATTGAAAAGGTTATTATATGTCTTCACGGTTGCCGCCTTGATAAAAAATAGCGCAGGCCGCATTCGGGCCACATGCCCCTACTAGTCGTCCGCACCTATATATATTCTCCCTCACGTCCACCTGGGAAGGAGCAAGACTCCTTTTTCTCTATGCACTGTCCAAGAGCCCGTAGGCTCACGGCTTCCAGCACCGAGAGAGAGCGGGACGAAACCCGATGTTGTTGTTCGAGTTCGCACGGCGATTATTCAGATTCAGATACGCCAAGCCAGCATTCGCGCCATTGTTCCAGTTGCCACCGCGGAGCGGGAAACGCCACAAGATCGCAGCCTTGCCCCTTAAATGCCGGAAGAGCGTAGCCACCCTCCCAGCATCTTTCCTATTTCTACCATCTGCCCCGAAAGGATCCCATACTTCTTCATATCCATGAATTTCAACAGCATGCCCATTCTCACAAGCACTTTAAGCCTTGAAAGTTCCATATCGGCATCTTCAATCAATCGGTGGCGCTCAGCCGCAGACCGTACAAAATTCGCCCTGGTAATATATGTTCCAATATTCCAGAGGGCATTTGTTGTATCTGCGGCAAGCGTATGGCGTTCTGATTTTGGATATTGACGCAGCGCAGTGTAGAGATACAGCGCCATGTCTTCCCATTTCTGGGTTATTTTCATAACTTCCAAGGCAACGCCTCCAATAGACAGAAGAAATCAGAACCCAGAGAGACAGAAACCAGATTACAATATAAAAGCGGGACGAAACCCGATGGCGTTGTACGAGTACGCACGGCGATTATTCAGAGTCAGAAACGCCAAGCCAGCATCCGCGCCATTGTACCAGATGCCACCGCGGAGCGGGAAACGCTCGCCATAGTTGCGAACCCAGATAGCGCCCTTCGCTTCGTATCCAGAGGTGCCAAAGATCAAGGAGCCGGCTGCACTGACTTTTGGGGCAATCATGAGCGCCGCGAGTTTCTGCCTGAGTGCCAATTCCATCGAATCATACGTACCTGCATACGTCATGCTTCTCCAGCCAGCTTCTCCGCTAATATAGGCATAGTCAAAATCACCGGGATCAGTGCCTCCGGCCGGAGTCGGCGTTTCAGTGAAATGTGTTGGGGCAATATTCGATAGTACAGGATCACCACTATCCACAGCCCCGCTCCGGTCTCCAGGACCCACGGTTGCATCGAAATACGCCTCGCGAGATGGCCATGATGCTTCATCAAGCGAAAAGTTGTTGTCATCCGGGAAATACATTTTCCCATCAATAATTTTGAAACCATCATTCCATTCAGATATATTCCCGACAAGGTCTGCAATGCCCACGAAGGTGTTGTTGTGCCGCCATGACGCTGGCCCGGAACCTGTCCTAGTGCGAGGCAATCCGCTCGTAGAACCTGGGATTCCCCCATCAACGCGTACCCCCGTTTCCCACGGTGCCGACGTTGACCTGCCATAGTTTGTGTTACCGCGTGGCTGAAAACTGTTTTTCAAACACCACAGCGCAACAGCGGCCCATTCCCACGCGGTCATCAAATGCCAGCCAGCACCTTTTGCGGTGCAATAGCTTTTTGCCTGATCAAAAGTAACGCTCGTTGTCGGGTCTTGACCGGGGAGAGAATACGCTCGCCCGTCGATTACTTTTGCCTGATACATGCCGATCCAGATTTCGCTTTTTGCGACACCATTCACAAGGAATGCGGGATGTAACCCCGATCCCAAATCCGAGCTGATATCTTCAAGGTTAAACGCCGGAATACGTACCATATATGACGGATTGCCCAAATCGTCATAGAGCACGTTTACATTCCCGCCCGACGCGGCCAATACCGCGGCACTCATTGAATCTTTTGTAAAAACCGATCCCATTATGCTACCTCCCTAAAATTAGGCCAAAGCCTCAATGTAATTCTCTCCATATCTAGCGGAAGCGCAACGGCTTTCGTCTGTACTTCTTCTTTCTCATCGACATATTCAACATTCTCGTACCGCCGCGGGGGAATTATGATATCCGCAATAAATCCGCCCGTTCCATCGCGGTCCAATACAGGGCCTTCATCGCTCATCGATATCGATACAATATGCTCGGAGTCCTGCTCTTCGGCCTCGCAATAGACAACCACGCCTGCAACAGTAATTGTTTTTGCGTCTATATCGATCGCATAGTCTGCGACAGGCGATCCCAACACTTCAATTTGCATGATTACCTCCTACAAATTCGGACTATATGTTCGCCAATTAACCACAATAGAATCACCGATGCCGTTGTAGTTAATGTTGAAGCCGTTCACGCTCCGCGAGCTAATAAATAGGTCGCCGCCCGCCAAGGCGCCAGCCCCTTGGATTGATACGATATCAAGGCTGATAAGGTAGTTCGCATCAAGCATCGGGTATGGCAGAGCAACCGCCGCATAACTTGCGCTTGCAAACCAATTTGGATAATTCGGCTCCATGCGCCGCAGATCGGTAAGTGTAACGTTTGTCAGATACGGGTCTGTTTGGTCGGTATCCCCAGCAGGGACAGTTATCCGATAAAGCGTAAGCCCATTACTTGGTACACTCTCGCCGAAAGACGTGGTAATAAGCTGCGGCATACCATTTGAGTCAATCGCGATATAAGCATAGCACGTTGCAGACGCAGACCCGCTGTTAGAGGGAACTGATGCCGCTCCTGTTTGTGCAACAACCGGGAAAATTCTTCCGCCGATAAAGATTGCTCCAGCGGCAATATCAAGGTTGCGCGTCGCTGAAGAGGATTTTGAAATCGCACAACCAGAAATAACACCCCTGTTCTTGATAGTAATTTGACCTGACTGTATACGCTGTTTTTGCAATTTCAGAATTTCCCTGTTTGCAAGCCCAGCCTCGGATAACGCCTGCATTGCAACAGCCAAAATGGAGTTTGTCGTATCAAAGGCGAGCGGCTGAAGCAAATCCAGCCGCGCCCCCAGGTTTGAATAGGTTCCGCGCGCCGCAACGACTTCATCAGTGATTGTTTTGAGATATTTGGTGCGGGCAGCTAACTGCTTATGCGGCAAATTATCAATGCCACTTTCTCCACCACTGACAGGATCGGTTGTTTCAATTCGATAAATACCATCCTGCCATGTCGTATCTTCCGTTATGTATGCCATCTTTTCCCTCCCTGCATGCAAATAAAAAAGGCCGAATACCCCTTTTGTGGGATATCCGGCCCTCGTCTCTACTCGGCACCTTATATTACTTCTTTATGCTCCTTTTGAGCTTTTCTTAACTCATGCTTAGAATAACACTGTAATACTTCCCGACAGAGAAGTGTCTGAATCTTTTTCTATCAGATTCCTCACCTCTCGCGCTACCAACACTCCGCTTGTTGTAAAAAGACCAACCTCGCGAATATTCTTGCCATTAGCCTCGTTGAAACCCAGTGAATAGTCAAAGCGAACGGATGACCCATTGATGACCGTTGCCGCATCAATGCTCTTGATATAGGCATTGGTCAGCGCTGTATCGTTCGGCGTTGGTGTCGCGCTACCCTCTCCAAACCCAACCCTGGTAATCGCATCTTGGCTACTCGGACTTGCTAATTGTTGAGCGAGGATCGTCTTTAGCGCATTTGTCTGCATATATCCTCCTATAGCGCAGTAGCAACCAGTTGCCTAGTCGTTACACTTACCACACCGTCGTGCAAAATAGATTCATCATGTAATGCGCTATTATTATACACGATTTGAGTATGTGAAACAATATTCTGCCATTTCGAAGCCGTAAGCTGCGAATATCCTATATTGATGCCATAGATGATTCCGGCATGACTGAATCGCGTATCATAGCCAATTCGAGAATTATGATAGATCGGCTGCGTGCCACGGCAGGAATAATTTTTCTGGATAGATCGAGTATCGGCTTCGATCAGCGCGCCAGTCGCATTGTGCAATTTGAGATTGTTATGCACAATTTTGCTTGTATAATTCAGCACCGAAAGATCAATGCTATAGCCTTCCGAGATGGTCACACGGTCCCATGGATAGTTCATCCTATCCGAAAGAAGATAATACTCACCCCGTACACCAGCGGCATGGGTGGTATCCATGATCATCCCAATGCCATCAAGAATATAGAATTTGTAAAATCCGTTGTGCGTGACCTTATTGTCATGCTGAATTGTCTGATTGTAGAAAACTTCCGGATCGGTCACAAGAATTGCTCGAACATTCGGCCATTCGATAGGTCCAATGGCAACAGCATCCAATAAGAACCCCGCAGCTGATATGGTAGAGAATTGCAGTTGCACGTTTCCACTTGTCAATGGCAGAAATAAATGTACCATCGTATAAGCACCAGGCGTACCATCATTGACACTGTACTGTTTGCTTACTTTTGTTGTTGACCAGGTGCCAGTATCGATGTTGTAGTATTTCTTTGTGCCAGTATGGTAAATGGTCAATCCGAGCGAGCCAGCCCCCTTCTTGGTGCTGGAGAAGAAGAAGGCGAAGGAATAGGTGGCCATCTTTGGAATCGTGACGGTCTGCGAGACCGAACAAACGCTGCCAGCAATGGCCGGTAACAATTTCAATGCTGTTCCATCGAAGGATTTTGAATAGGCAAGCGCAACATCCTGCCCCGAATATGCCCAGTCCGACGACATGGTATCAAATGACCCGTTCTTCAGCAGGTTCGTGGTGGGGTAGTTTTCAAGAATATAAATTTTGTCTTCATCAAAAAAATAGCTATATGCTTGCTTAAAAGCCTCTTTTATTGCTCTCGGCCCATATCCGTGTCGGGTAACAAGCGATTTATATCTGAGCCTGAAATATGCATCATCCTCGTCGAAATTGCGAGTGAGCCCAGCAAAGAGCTCCGCGATATTATCAAGCAATATGCCTTCAGCTTCGTCTACGGAGATTGTTTTTGTATAATAATCTCTAAAATTAGCCAGAGTTTGCAATTCAGTCGCGATAGCACCGCCATTATTCTCAGCATCAGAGATGAGCTTTTTGTATGAGTCTTTTTCCAGATTAAATGCTTGCGGCATCAGCCGATCAAGTATTTCTTGCTGTGTCATACATACTCCGTGATCACATTCGCAAGCCGTACTATCTTGCTACCATCCATCGTTTCAGGGAGCCCTGAAATATTAAGATTGGATAGCTGCAATATACCATATTGCCCTCGCACAATATCATACAATATCGCGGTATCAGGTGAATCCCCTATTCCCAATACATTAAAGTAATTTTGTAGTTTCGCTTCGATCTCTTCATCGATATAGGCACGCGGTATACTCCAATCGATGCTCGCTGATATCGTGATTGTGATTGGATATAAGTCAGGCGCCAATACTCTTGCCCTGACTCCCGCAGCCTTATAGCCAGGGTTATCATCATCGCCAAGAATGAGTGTTTCAACCTCTGATTTCAGGTCATTGGGCAATACCCCCGCACCGTTTTCCGCATAAATCGTAAAATTATAATCATCAACGGGTGGGAAATGTTCAACGACGCTACAAGATTTTATACCATCTACCCCAAGGACAGCAGCCTTGATCCCTGGTACTGTCGATCTACCAAGGCCAAGAATGTACTCTCTGAATCGTGCCGCAAACTCAGCGTCAGTTTCCGCATCGGTTCCTCCAGCACATGCCCCTGTATTGGTGACCGAGGCAATACCAACAATGACTGATTTCAGTGTAGTAATCATATTGGCAGCTACATTCCCTATCAGCCCTATGGTACTACATTGCACCGGAACGGGATCACTCGTGAGCGATGATCCGGCAACGAAAATATAATCGGCCACCGTATTGAATTGTGTACCGTCATCAGTCTCAAGTAGAGTGCCTTTAGGTATATATATGTCATTACTAAATGCAGGATTTCTTGTAAAGGTAACAAATCCGCTTGCCGCCTGACCTGATTTTCTCTGAAATTCAAACTGTGCATAGGCGATATTTTTCTGGTATGTATCAACATTGGTCATGATTGCGATGTATTCCGAGGCTATCACCCTTGCTAGTGCCTCAAAAATAGAAGCAATGACCGAACCTTGGTTCAGATCGGTTACAATATTCTGATTCGCCACGAAATAATTCTTCATGTCATCATAGATTTCTTGATATGTCTTCATTGTGGGCATTATTGTACCCCCTCATAGGCATGGCGCTTTTTATCAATGGTGATATATTCAAACTTGACGTAAAGCCTATCACCAACCCCCTGAAAAGTAAAATTCTCAATGCGGTTAATCCTTGGATCGGCAATCACGGTATCTTTTATGGACGTGGAAATATATGGCACAGCCGCAGTAAGGGGTTGTCCGGCACCCGATTTAATGCCGTATACCGTCAGCCGAATGCGATTTCCGATGGATTCACTCAACCGTGACTGAATTGCCTGGCCGACATTCGCATCTCCCGATATAACCGAAACATCACCAGCAGCGCTCAGCGTGATTCCCCCATCATCAGCGAGTGCAATATCTTTCCCAAAATTATCATCTCGCGAATAGACTTCATTTCCGGTTGCGACTACATTGGGGTCCTTGCTAGGAATTTTAATATCCATTCCAGGGGTGATCTGAGAATCGTCCGTAATGCCGTTTACCACCGCAATGAGCATTGCATCATCTGGATTCCCAAGATAATCAGCGGCGAGTTTTTCAAGCGTTGTTGTCTCAGTAGCTGCGACATGATCATATCCATTTATGACGGCCACCTGTATGTCTGCTCCTTGTGTGCCCGCTTCTTGCGCGCCCGTACTTGGTTGATTGATATTCTTTGTACCCTGTGCGGCAGGTACGACAACAATGTCGGGTGTCATGGATATCTTTTTAGAGTTTGCGGCCACTGTATTCACTACACTTTCGCCATCATGGATAACTGACTCTATTTCATTGTTGAACATATTCGCGACTTTTTGATATCGGCTTCCGATAAAGGTCGGCATATTTTTTGTTTCACGTACCAAAGATTCGGTATTCTTCCGTAGGGATCGAAAGCCACCAAGAATATCAAGCGCAATATCCGCAGGTGCTGTAACGAGCCCCACGCCAAGCGATTCAATATCACGCGCCATTCCGATAGCCTGCATTGGCAATGAGAAAAGAGTGTCTTTGATTGTTCCGGAAATCAAATTACGATAGGTATTGATCTGCGAACGTAGATTTGTAATTGACCGACGTAATTTCTTCACGGGAGCAGAAATCTGCGTACTCCACCGATATGAATTTTGTAAGAAAATTCCAGCTTTCTGAAAAATTGATTTTGAGTCTGCGCGAGCATTTGCTACTTTTGTCAATTTGCCATTAACCTTTGTAGCTGTTTCTCCCAAAGTCCGAATTTCCCGCAAATCAATCTGATTACCGGCAAGCTGCACACTTTCCATGTCTGATGCGATCACATCCATCTTATAGCCGTCATTCAGCTCGGCGACTGCCAATTTGACACGTTCTTCTGGGGGGAGATTGGGATAGTAGTTTGCCGGCAAGCTATCTGCTGCATCATATACCGACGTAAGCGAACTTTCATCAATAGCCCCCGAACCTACCATGATCGTGTCTTCAGGATTTTCTAGGATGGCAAGCTTTTTATCTGTGTTTGCTAATGATGCATCTGCTTGCTTGTAGTATACCGCCTGCTGAGCCACGGCTGTTGTATTGTTTTTAGGCTTTGTACCAAGAATGCGGAGCCCTGTAAATTCTACAGAGTAGCTATACCAAAACGGTCTTTCTTTTGATTGTGTAATGCGAAAATCTTTAAGTACAACCTCCCAAGAATCCGTATTCGCTTTGTAATTATTATTTTTAATATCTTCTTCATTCACAGCTGACAAATTATAGAGATATAAATGCGTGTTGCCATAATCTGAATTATTCTCTTTATAGCGAATAATATGGTCGCGAATATAGAATATCTCATCTTTTCCGGAAAGCTTCAAATCCCCCAAATTTGCTCGATAGATTGTTCTTGCTTCCTGGTTGCCCGTAATTCCAGAGAGGACGATCTTTGCCACCTCTGCACCATAGTCGTCAACAAAGAGCCCCCCGAATGTTTTTGTTTCGCTCACTCTTTGTGGATATGTAATTTCCACATTTTCAGGTGGTAGTGAGAAGGTAAATATCTCTTGCGTTTGCCCATTCAGCACAATTTCTAGTAAAAACGCTTTCTTCCATGTTTCCGGAAAGCGAGATTGTGTAGTTTTTTTGGTTTGCATGCCAGTATTTTGACTTGTTGCATACGCCATCTCAATCACCTCTAGGGAGTACCGTCAATAACTCCCGTTCCGCTTCCCGTGCCAGTACATACCCCACCAACCGCCGTTCCCGTAACATTTACCGTAACCTGCACTTGTGCGTTCTCTTTGATATGTTTAATCACCTCATCGGCAACAGCAGTCCAGAACTCAGCCATTTGCGATTGGGTTGCACTTGGAACCACCACACCCAAAGGCACCATGCTGAGCATTCGATCTTTCAGAGCTGCACCTAATACATCCTTATTCATTGCCATATCACGTCCCCACTACGGTATCACCGGCATGCGGCAACCCAAGAATCGGGCAGAACGGCAGCGCACAAAATGGACCCGATCCTTTTGGCGGAACCGTCCCAGATACCCCCAACATGCCGCCGGTAATCTTGCCGTTGACAGTCTTTATTGTAGCACCACTTGGCGTTAATTGCACCTCGTTCCCATTCTTGTCTTTTACCAAGATTCCTGATGCATCCATGGTAATGGAATTGCTATTTTTATCAGTAATCTTAATTCCATTACTATCAATAACGACTTCGTTGTTCTGCCAATCTTTTAGATCGATTTTTTTATCGCTCTTTTTGACCGTCAAGGAGAATTGATCATCATCTTCAATCAGGAAATCACCCTTTGATTTATCGTAGGTTTTCTTCCATCCACCTTCAATTTTTGTGAGCTGCTCCTCTTCTTTTCCCTTAACTAGGAACTCATTCTTGAAATTCTTGGAAGATTTAGGAAAACCGGATGCTATCACAAAAGCCCTCTCGACATAGCCGTCCGGCATAATCAAAAAAACATATGTGTCTTTCGGTGGTAAGTCCCTTCCGCCAAGCGGTATATCTTTATCAAGAGCCCAGGTGCTCGATGCAACAGGAATTCTGCTAATGGTCATCCCTCGATCGGTCAATACATCAACAGTGTGATCCTCGGAATGCCGATCCACAACCTTCGCCCACATTCCATATACTACATCAACCGGCGCTGAAGACTGCTCAATGGAGGATTGCTTGGCGCCTCCAGGAGCTCGCGCAATGGTAATCATTCTCATGTGCGTACTCCCTCCGCTTTTTGCACTTTATTGCCAAGTCCGGTTATGGGGCCGCTCATTGATCCATTGTTGTAGACATATCCCCTTGTCACTGAAAGCATAGTTCGAGGGCTCTTGCCCATTGCCCATGTATGTTCGGTTCGCTCGATGTAAAATTCGCCACCAAGAAATGAGAGGCGTTCTCCAATTCTAGGAACTTGCATGACATCATCGTTATAGATAGTTATAATGGATATTTGACCATTCAATAGCTCATCATTCTTGCCATACCAATTATATAATGTTTCTGATGCTTTGCGGATAATTTCTTCTTCGCTTTTCTGGCCCGCATCTGGATCACGGTTAAAGAATCGCAAACTCAATTCCATGGGGCGATAGCCATACATCGGCCATTTTGATTCATTGATTTTTCTTGTTTTGCTATATTCTTCCAATGTAAGAATCTCATTACGATCCAGGCTGCCGCCATAGAGCACCGCAAAAAAGAATGTATAGACCTGCGAGTCATCCCTGCCAACCGAATAATCAAGCAACACCACATCATTCATTTCAGTGATTGGCAGCGCATTCCAATCGGCAGCATCAAAGGGAGCTTGTCGAGCAAATATCAAATATTTATTTGAATCATAATCCCAGCGCCCGAAGAGCTCATAAAGCGGAGCAGGCAAAATCGCCTTCCAGATTGACCAGATATCGTTTTGCCCTTCCTGGTAGAGCCCGACAGCCATTTTATAAAGTAGTTTGAGCTTATTCGATAACTGCGAATCGGCATCAATATAGCGCTCGATGATTTTTTTTATTCCAGCAGGTGCAGCTCCCGCATCGCTGGTGGTACAGAGCTTCATGAAATTGTCATAAATGGCTTTCAGTATCGATTTTGCATCATCTCCGGCATTTGCCAAGTCAGTGATCAGTTGAGTGCTTGCGCTCTTTGACGATGGCCCCTTTGTCCATAAATGATAATCCATAACCAGCTTGAAAACAGATAAAAGGTATCCAAAGCCGTGCCCCGTGACCATGATTGTCCTTGATGCACCACCTTCTCCCATTTGTGCGACATATCGAACCTGGGACACTACCCCCGCAAATCGGATTTTGCCTTCTTCTTCGAAAAGTGCAATGTCTCGTGGTTGAATCTTGTCCACCCAGGAAAGGCCATTTTTGTCTACAGTCGGTATCAATGTAATTGAAAATTGCCCATCGACATTATCTATCGATTCTTCAAAGCTATAGGCAATCATATCGGTAGATTCGTCATTGTTCACATCTCCAGAAAATACCGCAACATCCTGTTCATTTGCTTGAGCCGTGTAATCAGGACGTCGTATATATACCTTCAAATGGAATTTACGAACATGGTATTTCATATAGTCCTCAATGCATGCTGGAGCGATTCAGCGAGCACGATTTCTGTAGGCTCCGTCAATTTATTCGCGGCCTCTGTCAATTTTGTTGTCGCGGAATTGGCTCCACGGCTAAACTCATTTGCTGCTTTGGCAAAGAGTAAAATTGCGCTCATAAGATCATTGAACATCATCGGCTGTTGAATTGTCGTCTTCGCTGCTTCCTGCCAAATTATTGGCATTGCTTCTTCGGTTTTGCCGTTTTTTTGTTTCTCAGCTGTATTGCTCGGCCCTAACAGCTCTGCGGGAAGAGTTACTCCATGAATCTCTACGGGTGTCGGCATGATGGCGTTCGCAGTAGGCTCTTGAGCAGGGAGTTCGGCCTGCTTGATGG